CCGCCGGTCATGCCATCGACATCGTGACTCTGGTCAACGAACTGGACCGGCATAACGAGACCAGGGAGATCGGGGGCGCGGCGTATTTGGCCTCCCTGACCGAAGGTCTTCCCCGCCGGCCGGTGATCGATGAATACATCCGCATCGTTGCCGACAAGTCGCTGCTCCGCCAGTTGATCAAGATCTCGACCGATGCCATTGCGAGGGCTGTCAACGAGGAAGATACCGGCGCGGCCCTGATCGACGCGACAGCGGCGACTCTCGCCAAGGCGGTCGCCGATTGCCGGGTGAGGTGGCATGTGATCCCCGACCGGGATTTCCTGATCGGGGCGAACCGCTTCATGCTGGGGGGATCCGTCGAGGTCGAGTGGCGGGTGGATGGATTGGTTCAGTTAGGCGGGAACGGAGTGGTGGTGGGGGATCCGGGGGCCAGCAAGAGTCTGCTCTGCCTCGACATGCTTTTGCACATGGTTGCTGGATGTTCGTGGCTGGGGAAGACGATTCCGAAGCGGGTGAAGTGCGCGTTGGTTTCCCGCGAGGACCATCCCAACCTGACCCGGCAGCGGGCGCGACGGTTGATCGAAGGTCTGCCTGAGAACGTCTACGAGGCCTTGCAGGAGATCAACCTCGATGACTGGATGTGGATCAACAGCCGGGCCCAGGCGGAGACCTTCTCGCTCGAGAAGGAAGCCGATGTCGAGGAGATCATCGTCAACTTCAAACGCCGCGGGGTGGAGTTTGCGGTCTTTGACGTTTTCCGGCGCCTGTGGGAAGGGGACGAAAACGACAATACCCAAGTCGCTCATGTGCTCTCGGTGCTGACCCGGATCCAGACCGAGTGCCAGTGCGACCTCGTCCTCCTGCACCACCTTTCCAAGGCAGAGGGCGGAATCTTTAACCGCATCCGGGGCGCGTCCTCGATCTACGGCTGGCGGGAATGGGCCTTCGGGGTCAGCGTGGAGAATTCCGATGCCGCCGCCACGGAGCGGGTTCGCAAGATCGTGTTCGACACCAAGGCCGATGCTGCTTCGCTGCCCATCTACTACCAGATCCGCAATTCCCCGCAAAAAGTATCGATTGTCCTTGCCGATCCTCCGGCAAAGTCTGAAACTTCCAAAACCCGCAGTAGAAGGAGAACTCCATGATTGGATTCCTGATAACCCTGTTGGTCGTCATCCTCGTAGTCGGTCTCATTTTCTGGGGACTGATGCTGTTAGGCGTTCCCCAGCCCTGGCTCAATTTCATCCGGGTGGTGGTGGGACTGATCGTGCTGATCTGGGCGCTCTACCGCTTGCTGCCGCTGACAGGAGTTCCGTTGAGATAAGGAGGATATTGAATGACGAACAAAGGAAAACTCTCCACTCACCTGTGCGAATGCAACTGCGGGAAGGTGACGCCCATTGCCACCCGCAATGATGTGCGGCGGCATCAGGTCAAAGGTCAGCCGGTGCGCTTTCTGCCCGGACACAATTGCGGCCCGAAGCGTCTGCGCGAGGAATTGGTCAGGCAGCAGGACGAGATCACCGTGGAACTGCTGGAAGAGATGCGGAGCTGGGACGACCGCAGGGTTGCCAACCGTCTTGACGGGCGCATGCGAAGCCTCGAACGCTGGCACAAATCGACCTTTGTTGAGATCGGCCTAATCTGTCTGGAGATGTCTGAGCGAAAGCTCTGGACGAAGCTGGCCGATCCGGCGACCGGGGTGGTTTACACCAGCTTTGATGGCTGGCTTAAGCTGGCCGCCCCGGTGTCGCAGTCGACCGGCTATGCGGCTATGACCGCCCTCAAAAAGCTGAACGGGGTGGTATCTACGGCGGACCTGTTGCAGATGCCTCGGGGCAACGTGATGACGGTCTCCAAGCTGTCTAAAAAGACACGGGCATCGACGGTGACCGTCAACGGTCATGCGGTGCCGATTGTCGAGGCGGCCAAGTCTCTGACCGAGGGGCAACTGCTGGACCGACTCGATGCCGAGTATCCTAACGAGCACCTGGAACCTGCCAAGAAAGTGATCGCCCGTCCCACCCGCTCCCAGCGCAGTGTGATCGATCAGGCCATTGAGATCGCCATGGCGCTCGAGGAGTGCCGCACCCGCGAGGAGGCGCTCGAGGCAATTGCCGTGGCGTATATTCAGGACAATTTAGTGCGCTACGATCAGTTGATGGATCCCCAGAACAGGCTCAGGGAACGCGCCCAGAGGGCCGAGGACGCGTCCGTAGCCTCCGTGCCATGCCAGGACATGGCGGAATCGCCGGCAGCGTCTGGCGAGGCCGCAGGGGCGAATTAACCCATGGCGTATTTTCCGAAGCCGAAAGACATCGAGCGGGAGCCGGAAGCGGTCCACGTCAAGCCGGATGGGACCGAGCAGTGCAATCTGGCGACCGCTCAGGGGCGGGAAGAATACCTGCTGCGGAAATACATCGCGTGGGTTCGGCAGGGCAAGGTCTGCTATCTCTGCCATCAGCCGCTGGCCTGGCGGGATGTGACCGCCGACCACTGGCAGCCCCGGGGCATGGGCGGGGCGCGGAGGGATGACCGGCAGGGAAACATCCGGGCCGCGCACTGGCTCTGCAACCAGAAAAAGGGGTCGCGGCGCATCGGTTGAAGGTTTTTTACAGGAATCGGGGATTGCCAGTTGCCTAAAGTTATTGAAATACCTGTAGAATTTCGCTGCATCGGGATATTACTTGAGCGATGTGAACTGCCGCGACGTTCCTGCACCCAATGTTGGTACGCGGATGGTCACGGTAACCCCACGCTGGTGAAGATCGCGATTTTCGAGGAAATACGCCTGAAGGGCAAGATTCAATGACGGACATCAGCTTTGTTACCTACACGCGACCGGAGCCGCAGGGATCGATGAAGGGCTTCGTGCGTCAGGGCAAGCCTGTAGTCACGTCTGACAATCCCAAAATGCGTCCCTATCGCGACGAGGTGACGCGCAACGCTGTCTACGAGCTGGCCAAGGCCAACCTCCCGCGCCCTCTGGCGGGGAAGCATGTGCCGGTGAGCGTGGTTTACGATTTTCATTTCTCCCGACCTCCGTCGATTCCGAAGAAGCGGCATCATGTGGTAGTCAAGCCGGATTTTGACAAGCTGGCGCGCAGCACGACTGATGCTCTGACCGGCGTTCTCTACGTCGATGACGCGCAGATTGTCGAGGCCAGCATTCGCAAACACTACGGAACCCCGGAGCGGGTGGAGATTTCGGTGACCGTGCTGGAGGAGTAGCACGTTCGCAATCCGTTAGCGCAGTAGCAACCTCTCAGAAGGAGAAGTCTTATGCCCGAAAAAATTCTTGCTTGGATCGTTCCGGTAGATACGGAGAACCACCCCGCACACCCCATCGCTCCCGGTGGTCCGCCACCTTACCCGTCGCATCCAATCCCGCCGACGGTCTGGCCAGAGCCTCCTGGTGGTGGCAGTGAGCCTCCTCTTGGAATCTGGGGACCGAACGATCCTCGACCAACTCCGCCGATCTATATTCCCGGCGCACCAGGTGGGAAGCCGCCCGGCATTTGGGGGCCAACCGACCCGTTCCCGACAAATCCTATCGTGATCCCGCCAAACCTGATCGGACCTGGCGTACCAGCGCATCCGATTGTCATTCCGCCCCCGACTGCGCCCGGACACCCGGCACACCCCATCGTCCTGCCGCCGGAAATCTGGCCACCGGATCACAGGCCGACGCACCCCATCGTGCTCCCGCCGCCAATCGTGACGTATCCACCGCGTCCGACGCACCCCATTGTTCTCCCCGATCCACCACCCGATGGCCCATTGCCTCCAGTGACGGTTCTGGAAAACTGGGACGTGGTCGCGTACTGGACCCCTGAATCTGGCTGGGCGATGGCTATCGTCCCGGTTGGGGAGCAGCCCGTCGTTACACCGTCGAAGTAAACGGGGGAAAGGGGCCGGTGCCGGGGGAAGTCCGGTCCCTGATTTTCTTGGTTAAAATTCTCACATCATTTTCACGAGAGAGGAATCACATGTCATCGACCATCACCGTGCCTTTCACCGGCACCATCACTGGCGGAACCATGACCTACACTCCTCCTCCAGGCAGCGGCACTCCGCCGCCCGGAGGAGGTACACCCCCACCCACAGGATCGGATGGCATTCCCGATGCCATGCCCGTGATCCCGTTTGGCGCCCTGACCACCGGGATCCTGGACGCCTACGACGATCAGCCCTGGAAGTCGACCCATGACGCCGATAGCGAGGGAGGCACGAAGAGCGAAGGAACCACGACGTACATCAATGCTGTCGAGGGACGTAATTTCAAGGTTACCTACGAGGGCAAATACAGCGGCCACCGCTTCTCTCTGTGGTGCGCCGACGACGCCGACAGCCTTAACTGGTGCTACGACCTCGAGGTGCGCTTCGCCAAGCCGGACGAAATTCGCAACATGGAGCTGGACATCAACCAGGTTCTCGATGACGGGCGCACCGTCATCTACGACTGCCAGTGTGTTCCCAACGGCTGGGAAGTCGATTGCTGGAAAGAGACCCGCGCCAAAGGGAATCCGCAGCAATGGGGCACCGGCTGGCACCACGTCCGCATCTTCTGCAGCCGCTCGGCGGACGGCAACGTGACCAACTGGATCGGGGTCGAATTCGATGGCGCGTGGAGAAACTTCAACTACCCGCCCGGCAACAGAGCTTTGGAATTGGGGTGGGATGAAAAAAGGATTGTCATCAATTTCCAGCTCGGTTCGGCCAAGGACTCCGGCGTGATGGAGGCCTGGGCGCGCAACATCCAGGTCTGGCGTTGGTAATATGAACCGGGAACAGACGCGCAAACACATCGAAGGGCATGAAGGCCGGCGTCATGCGGTCTATCTCGATACGGTCGGAGTTATGACCGTGGGCGTGGGCATGAACCTCGAAGAGACCTCAGCGCGGCAGCGCATCGAAGCCCTCAAGGTAAACTACGAGGATTTGTGCGCCCAGCGTGCGGAGCTTACCGACGAACACATCAACCTTCTGCTCGAGGAAGACATCAGTAATGCCATCATCACCGTGTCCCGGGTGGTTCCCAGTTTCTGGGACCATCCCGACGAGGTGCAGATGGCCCTGGTGGACATGACGTTCAACATGGGCAGCCCTCGCGTGGCGAAGTTCGTGAACATGATCGCGGCGCTCAACAGAAAAGATTACCTGGCGGCGGCTGACGCCATGGCAGACTCTCTGTGGGCTAAGCAAGTACCCAACCGGGCTGCTGCGGACATAGCCCTGGTACGTAGCGCGGCATGAGGAGAGCGAAATGAATATCGAGCCCAACGTGAAGAAGTGGTTCAGAACATCGGTGCTGGCGGGACTGGGAGGCGGGATCGCTGGGGCGTTCGCGGCGGCCACTGACGCCACCAAGTACAACTTCCCGCACGATCTCGGATCGGGCAAGCTCTGGAAGTTCTTCTTCATGGGCGCGGCCATCACTTTCGGCGGATTGCTGATCAAATCGCCGTTCGGCCAGCAGATGATGGGAGCCTACAAGCAGAGTCAGGAGGATCTGGCCGCTAGTCAGGCGGCACTCGAGGAAACCAAGGCCGCGCTGAAAGCTCCAATGGCTGAAGTCAAGTCCCCGTCCCCTCCCAAGAAACCCTGAAACGCTGGCGTAAAGGAATGATATCCGGGGACCAAAAGAAAAAGGCCGAACCCGGAAAAGCGGTTCGGCCTTTTCGTAAGGCTTGGGGTGTAGACGGGGACGTCAGCCTTTCTCGTCGTCCTCGTCTTCCTCTTCTTCCAGTTTAGATAAACGCATTTCGTGATCCAGTGCGATCTGCAGCGCGTAACGCCGCATGCGGTTCAAGCCCCGTTCCATCCGGGTGAGGCTTTTTTCAGTTTCGACCTGAGCTTTAAGCAGATCCTTATGCATACCGGCTAGCAGTTCAACTGAGTGGGTTAGTGCTTCCAGACGTTGATCAATGGTTGCCATTTTATCTTTCTCCTTTTTGGGTTACCAGTCTTTGGCGTATTCGACCAATTCCTTTTTGCTTTTACGCTTCTTCTTGGCCTTCCCGCGAGGACGCCCACGGGGCTTAGCGCCGTTCCACATCCGGCTGGTGCAGCGGGGACATTTCTGCGGGTCGGTGAGCGATTCCCACTCCCACGCGCAGACCTCGCACCGGCAGTGCTGCACCTCGCGCACAACGGTGGTGATCATGTGACCTCCTTCTGGCTGGCGAGGATCTTGCGGATGGTGCCGCCCGACCACGGAAGCCCGGAGCGGCTGAAGTGCTGTCCGTTATTCAACTGTCCGGCGATGGCTTCGCTCTTGAAACCGGTCTCCGCGAGGGTGAGCATCGTGGCAAGGATCATGCCTTCGCCGGGATAGGTGCCGTAGGGCTTGCGCCCCTCGCAGCGACCCTCCTTGGCCTTCTTGCGCTGCCGTGCGCCCCGGAGCTTGAGGACGATCATGGCCTTCTCGTATTCGGCGATAGCGCCGAAGATCTGCCGCACCAGCTTGCGCGAGGGATCCTCAGAGCAGAGGTCCGGCTCACAGGTGGAGATGAGCGTATAGCCGCTCTTCTTCATGTCGGAGATGATGGTTTCCGACACCATCAGGTCACGGGCAAGCCGGTCGAGCTTCTCAACGATGATCGACTTGACTCCGTTTTCGGCGAGTGCGGCGAAGAGTTCGGCGAGGGCCGGACGGTCGTCCAATTCCTTGGTGCCGGAGACGCCTTCCTCGCGGAAGACTTCCACGATCTCGATGCCGTTGGCTGCGGCGTATGCCTGGCAAGCCAGCAACTGACGGTCGAACCCGTCGCCTTCCACCTGGCCTTTGCCTGAGACCCTCAGGTATGCGTAAGCTTTCATGTTCCTATTCCTCAGTCCTTCTGGGGGTACAGGTCTTATTATCGTCTACTCTACCCGATTAATCAACTTTCTAAGGATAAAGAGGGAAAGGACCAGCCAGATCAGTGCGCCCCAGACTCCTCCCCAGAGCAAAAAAAGAGGCAAAATCACGAAACTGGCGAAAAACCACAAGATTACCGAGGCCAGGCCGCGAGGCATCGGTGGCGGCGAGAAAGGCGGATCGTGTCTGCTCATCGTGCTTTCCTTTTCGTCCGGGTTACAGGAGCTGTAATTTTCGAGGCTTTGGAGGCCTGTGGCGGGGTTGGTTTTACTTCGGGAGGCGTGGGAGCCTCCCGGGGCGCGGGAGCCTCCGGGGCCGGTTTAGCCGCGGCGGGTGCCGCCACCACATTGAGTACTTCGTCCCTCATGTCTGGATGATCAGGATCAAAAATTCCTAATTCCTTTGTCTCAGCGGGCATGAGGTTGTAGGCAATCGCGTGGCTGAAGCTGTCGAGCATCTCGATCACCTGATCGTGGTTCTCGGTCTTGAGCAGCCGTCTGAGCAGGGTATTTAATTCCTGCCGGTCTTGGTCTGAGATCATTTGTGATTTCCTCCATTGCGTTCTTTGAGCAATAGGCGCATCGGTTTGCTGGTGCGCCAGTGCAGGTTGAAGTTCTCGCCGGTCCATGGTTGCCGGTAGATCTTGTGATGGTCGCGTGGGTTGTCGAGTACGGTCGCATCGTCAAACCACGTCGCGTTGTCGGCGCGGCCCACGCTGAACTGGACGCCGATGTATGCCAGGCCTTCGTTCATCCACGTCGTGTCCGCCAGCTTGCCATCGACGTCCAGATTCCAGGCGTGGTGGACCGGCACCGGCAGACGAGGAGCTAGCGCCATGCCTTCGATATACGGCACCCCGTGCATGACTGCCGCGAACCACGCATTGCCGAAGCAGGATTTGGGTGCGCCTTGGATGGGTGGCGTTCCCGTGGGCCGATACCAGACCCCGTGCTGGAGCAGGAAGTCTTCCATGCCGTAATAGGGCAGCGACCTGTCGGTCATGGTCTTCCTCAGGTCGCGGAACTGTTCAAGGTACAGCTTCAGGTCGAGTTCGTGCTGGTTCAGATCCGTCACTTCAGTTCTCCCGGTACAGAAATTCCTGAAGCTCGATTAACTCCCCATATACCGCTAGGAGGCGCGAGAGGCGGTCCTCATGCTCTTCGATGGCCTGGGTGATAGCAGATGGTCCCTGCGGATAATAGTCGCGCCCGTTGGGGCCGGTCTGCTCAAGGGCGCGGATGGCTTGGCGCAGGGTATCGATTCCCCGGTGGTTGTCTGCCTGCAGGTCTTTACGCGAGGTGCCGTTGAGGTGGATGGTGGGATAGATCACAGGTGCGTCTCCAGTCCGGTGAAAGCGGTGAAGGTGGTCTGGAGGTCGGAAGCGTGGAGATGCTCGAAGGTCTCGATCACCCGCATCGACCAGTCGCCGCCCTTGCCGACCTGCCACATGATCATGCGGTAGGTATCGTCGGGCTGGAGGACCACACAGACGTGGGTGACTTTGCTGACCGGTCGCGCCAGCTTCCAGCGCAGGGAATGCTGGTCGCCGACTAAATACTTGGCGCCGGTCATGGCGACGAATCGCGACCCGCCCATCTGCTCGAGGATGGTTTTCGCAACGGCTGTCATGGCCTCGCGCCCCATTTCTGAGCAAGCCTGAAAGCCTTGCACGGGCAGTTACCAGCGCAACCAGATCCGGCCTCGCACTCCGGGGTGTGTTCGGATTTCTCATGTCCGCAGTAGGAGCACAACGGCTCGGGCGGGGGCATGGCGACGACGGGCATTTTGGTCTCCTTGGCGACTCGCGTGGTGTAGGTCTTGTCGGCATTGACCTCGGTTGAAAGCACCAGCGGCGGTTCCAGGCGGATCTCCCGGGCACGCACCTTGCGATGCCCGGGGTTGAGGTCGGTCATGATGGCGACGATCTCGCGGATCGCGGATCTGAGGTCGGCGAGAGTGACAACCCTGTGGGTGGTCATGAGGTCTCCTTAGTGGTCCTGATCGCGATTACGCGGCCGGCGGGGTCGGTGACGCGATGAATGACGGTGCGGGTAGGTCTGGGTTCGTTCAGGTGGAAGCGGACGCTGTCGGGCCGGAAGCGGCATTCGATAGCGGGGTCGTGGTCGGCCTCGCACCACGGGCAGGAGGGCAGGATGTGCGCCGGTCGGGTTCTCATTTGCTCATCTCCCACAGGAAGGATTTCCCGACGACGACGGGTTGCACTGTGACACCGTTCCACTCGCGGAGATCATCGAAGGTGGTGATCTCCGGTTGGAAGCCGGGATAGACCGTCTCCCGCCATTTAGTGAAAACCAACCGCTGGGCTTCCTTGCGGTCATGCGAGATCGCCATCACCGTATAGCCCCCGGCATCGCACATGCCCACGAAGACCGTCTCAGGTTCAGGTTGACGGTCGGGGGCGGCGACCTCGCGAGGGACGACCGGATGGAGTCGGGCCATAAGGGCTTCGCGTTTGGCACGACCAGCGGCTAAAGCGGTTTCGCGGTCAGGGAAGGGTTTGTTGTCGCCGACGCTGATGAAGCGCAGGAATTTGGTGAAGGGTTTGCCGGTGCGCTTGTTTCGCGCTGTCATGTATTCCCGAATCGAGCAGTAGAATCCGCCGATCCCTGATGCGCTGGTTCCGATCTTGTAACGCTCACTTGCTTTCATAGTTCTCTTTCCGTGCCATTGGTTGAAGCTCAGGTGCGCCACGCGAAGGCTGGACACTTGCACCCGCCCGGATTCGCTCCGGGGCAGCGGTTAATCTGCGTCCTGCATCCAGCGTGGATGGTCGTCGCGGATGTCGTCTATCGTGTAGCGCCCCACGCGTTGCATGAGGATCTCGTTAGCCTGAGACTCAAATCCCGTTGCCACTTCGAGAATGGGCGCATGGAAGCTATTGCCATTGCGACGGTGAGGGATTCCATGCTTGTCGAGTTGCCGTTCAATCCACGACAGTTTCGGTTCGTTGGTTCGCTTGCAAAACAAGACATAGTCCATTACTTACCCCCTTTGTAGATTGCCAAGGCGGTTTCCATGGGCAGCAGGTTGAGGATCTGGACCGCCTTTAGCTTGGCGGGGGTCTGGGGGTCGCGCAGATAGGTGCCGACCTGCGCGGGAGTCAGTTTGCGGGTCTCGAAGATGCCCTCGCTGCCGACCTTGGTGAAGAGGATCTTGTTAGTCATGGCGCGTTTCAGGTCTTTGGCTAGAAGGTGATCTTCGAGCAGGTCGCCGATAAGGATGTCGGCATCCTGCGGGTAGGTTTCAGTCGTGCCGTCGCCCATGTCCATGGCGACCGGCGGGAGCGTGGCGGCATACTCGGCCAGGCGGGTTTCCAGGGCGAAGGGCTGATAGAAATTCGGGCCGCCGTGCCCGTCGTTGCGGACGTCTCCAGCACGTTTGCCGTCGATGTAGATGGTGGCCTCGAAGCAGTGGGTTTCCTCAGAGGCGAATGCCGCCCGTTTGATGTTCCTGAGTTCGATCTTCATGAGTTCTCTTTTCCGCTTGATTGGTTGACGCTCAGTCCCGCCGACGTGAAGGCTCAAGCTTGGGACCATCCCCCGGAATCCGGTACTCGCGTTCAAGGCGTTCGTTCGATGCCTTGACCATTTCGACCGTGAGCGGGGGTTGCGGCTTGAATCCCTCCAGCTTGCGCTCCACCCAATAGAGGACTGCGGTACGGGTTCCGGTGTAGCCCTGAAAGACTCCATCGAACGTGTAGATGACTCCGGGGTCGGGTTCGGGATAGTCGGCATATACGGCATCAGCGACCGTGACCTTGTGACCTTTGACCGTGGTTTGCATCCATTCGCCGACGACGCGGAAATCGGATAAGCGGCATCCCATCTATTTGCCCTCCGTGAGTGCAGCCAAGGCTGAAGCGATGTTGTCGCCCTCATAGAGGGTCTGGCAGAGTTCAGGTGGGTAATCCTCAAATCCGCCGACCGCCTGATAGACGCGATAGCGGGGCAATGCCATCTCCCGCTGATCCGGGTCGGGATGGTCCGACCAGATCTCGCGGGAGTCGATGGGGTCGGGGGTAACGAAGCGGGGGCAGACGTCGTTGTGCCACGATTCGTCGCTGAGCTTACCTGATTGAACGAGGGAGAGGATCTCCGGGGGAACGTTGTAGTCGGATGCGAATTCTTTACGCCATGACATGCTGTTTTCTCTTTCCGCTGATTCGGTAAACGCTCAGTCCCGCCCCGTGAAGGCATCAGCATGGGACCATGCCCCGGAATGACTCCGGGGGTTAGTGCTACGCCCTCACGGTCGCACCGTGGGCCACAGACGCGTTATAGATGGCATCTACGACCGCTGCCAGATCAATGCAGTCGGTTCCGACCTCGACCCATACCCCGTTGCCGTCGCCGACCAGACCGCCGTCGGCATCGCTGTCGTCCGCGCCCCATTTGTCGCCTGAGGTTCCCCACACCAGTTCGCCCTTGTCGGTCTTGAGAACGGAGACGCACCAGATGCCCCCGCCCGTGTGCATCAGACCAGCGGTCAGTCTTTTTGCGGTCAAGGCCGAAGCGATGGCCTCCATCCATTCGGTGCCGTAGTCTTCGCGGACGGATTCGCCCAGACCTTCCTCGACTTCGTTGAGCATGTCGGTGAGCCATCCGGCGACGGTCTCGCGGACAGGGTCGTTTTCTTCAGCGGGGATCTCCGCCTGATTGTCGAGCCAATTGCCGACGAGGTCATAGAACTTCTGGGCGCGAATCCTGTTCAGTGTGTCCATCGTGTTTTCTCTTTTCCGCTGATTTGGTTGTCGCTCAGTCCCGCCACGAGAAGGCATCAGCTTGGGACCGTATCCCGGCATGGCCGGGATGGTTGCTCAGGCGAAGGTCTTGAGCCACGCTGCTACGATCTCTTCATGGATATCGACGTCGCTCGACAGCGTGGTTGATTTCGACTCATGCGTCTCGCCTTCGTCGTAGGCTTTGCGGGAAGCGTAGACGTCGCCATCCCACGTCTCATTGGCGTCTCCGAATGCGACCACGGTCCCGTCGGGCATGTCGGTAATGATGACCGTCACGTTGCTGTCGGCGAGGGATTCGCTGGGGAATCCGTGAGCGGTGAGTTGCTTGGCGACCCAGTCCATTTCGGCGAGGTGGGTCGAGAAGGCGTTGTCGTCCATTGCTTCATATTTCGCGATGCTCATTGGTTCTCTTTTCTGCCTGATTGGTAGTTGCTCAGTCCCGCGAACGTGAACGCTCAGGCGTGGGACCATCCCCGTGAGGGGAGTTACTGCAACTCGTCCGCTGGACGGTCCCAGTTGATGCTGTTGACGAAGGTGTCCTGAAAGTCGTGCCCACAAGTGTGTTGGGCGTATTGGTGCGCGTAGTTGTGTGTTTTGCAGGAATGTGTACCTGTGATGCAGTTGGTAGGCAGGTTCATCGATTCTCTTTTCCGCACATTCGGTAGTTGCTCAGTCTCGCCACGTGAAGGCATGTGCTTGAGACCATCCCCGCAAAGGGGAAAAGGTTAGTCGATTAGCGCGTCAATGGTTTGGCGTGCATAGTTCCACGATTGAGTGGACGGAACGCGATGAATCATCTGCCCGTCTTTTTCAATCCACATGTCGCCCGTGAGTGCATTGCGACGAACGAGGTATCCGCGATAGGCCATGCGGGAAAAGTCGACAGTCTGCAATGCTGCCAACGCTGCCATACTGCGATAGGTACGCTTAGTGGTCATGAGTGGTAATCCTTCTACCCATGATATCCCGCATGGGTACGGCATTCAAGAGTTATGCTGCGATGGAGATCTGAACCAATTGGGCGACAGGGACCACGAATCCGCTCGTGTCTTTCTTTGCTGGACCTTTAGCGCGTAGTCCAATGACCGAACCCTTGTATCCGTCCAGAAAACGAAGGTCGTGCAAGTCGCCGTCAATGACCGGACGTCCAAGGAAAGTCGAAGGCAGGGGGGAACCTTTCTTTGTGTCGAAAACGACTGCCACATTCAACCCATGGTCCAATGCACGCATGGTCTCGGCTTCGTTGGTCTCAGAATGAGAAAACGTCAAGTGATAGTTCGGAGTAACGCGTTCCCATGCGCGTGCATGCTTCGTATAGTCGTAGAAAACCACGTTCGGGAATTCGCTTGCCATCATCAAAGCTAACCATGGAAGGTCGGACGTCCCATTGACCCGTACCGCAGGGATAAGCTTTTCCCGTTTAGCCTTGCGAATTAAAGCTTCAATCGACCAACGCATCGAAGCAAGGAATCCTTCCCTGTCATCGAACAGAAAGTGAGTCTTCGCAATGCGCTGCCGCACTATCGTGGGGAATGCTCCCCGTCCAGCTTTGAACAAACAAACGTTGCGGCATCCTTCGCTCGAATCAGTGCAGAGGTTCCCGCGTCCACCCTCAGAAGCGGGGGCAAGGTAAAGAATCCCGGTTAAATATCCCAAAGACTCGCCCTTGCTAGTCTTCGCATTTTCGGTGGTCAATAGTGCGCGATACTTCGTTGTCATTCCGTCTCTTTTCCGTCGATTCAGTAGTTGCTCAGTTCCACCACGTGAAGGTATCGACTTGGAACCATTCCCCCGCAGGGGAGGTTAGAAAACACACCAACGGACTATGTCATTCCACGACCATCCCGAACGACCTAACGCGTCCAATATCCGCTGGGTTTGAAACAACTTGTCTTCCCCAGCCATTTCGACATAGACATGTGCCGTACCTTCGCAAGTGACATCCAACCCACTCGCCCTCAAACGTTGTGCGGCAGACTCAACTACAGTCGGACCACAGTAAACCCTGTATCGCGATGTCATTTTTCCCTTTCCTTTCTGTCTCTTGCACCGTCTTTGCTGCCCTAACCATTATACGGGTAAATCGGACGAATTTATCATCTCTCTACACATTTATTCCAACTATTTTCGACCATCCTAGTGTTGATTCGATTGCATTTATCCATAGCACGTGCGCCTGGTAAACGCGTTTTCAAAAATGCGACAGCTCTGTCGCTTTTTCAAACGTGGGAACCACTTCGTTTTTCGTTTTTCGGAATGCCATAGACGGCGAAAATCTAGACCGCTAATTATGCTCAATCCGACCGGTCGCCCGGTCGCAGATCTGAGGGCGATCTGAGGTCTCAAAATTCGGTTTAGCAGCCTTTTGGATTGTCGCCCGGAAGGTCGATTGTCGAGTCGTTTGCGCCTAATCCGTAGAATTGGCGCGGACACTGTAAATACGGGGGAATCTGAGGGCGACGACAGGTCGGGGAATACTTGGAAAGAGGTTCCCATGGGGGCGACCTGTCGTTTTCGGGGGCTTGGGTTTGGTTTGGCGCGGGATTCTTTGTCCGCGACCCGCCGGCCGCTCGTCGACGGCGACGCCTTCAGCCTTTCGATCCGCGAAAAACAAAAAAATAAAAAATGGGAAAGGTTAAAAAGCGGGAGTATAGTTTGTTTCCATGAATTGGGAACCATAAAAGGGAAGCAATAAATGGGAAACCTGAAAATGGACACCATGAAGATTTTGCGTTGCAAGCGATGTGGACGGGAGTGGTGTTCGCGGCGGGAGCATCCGGTTCGGTGCGGGGTATGCCGGTCGCCTTACTGGGATCGGGAGAGGAGGGGGAATGGAAGTGGATCTGAAGTTATTGAGCGCGGGGTTGGTGGAGTGGCGGGAGCAGTTGCGGACGGAGGTGGGGACGGAGTTGCGGTGTCCGTTTTGCAAGAGGCCGAGGGTGCGAAGGAGCGATTACATTCGGTGCAATCCGTGTGCGACGAACTGGCTGGACGAGGAGCGGGGGTTGCGGGATTATCTAAATCGCGACCCGGGGGCGGCAAGGGCGGAGGGGCGGCGAGGTGCGATAAGCCTGGTCACAGCGGATTCCAGCGGACGGACGGGTGGTGGTGCAACCAGTGCGGGGTGATGTACCGGTGAGGGTGGTTTATCAAAATGAGAAAGGTTGACATGCTGGGAGGCGGGGCGTGGGATAGTGGGCAGGAAATGGAGGTGGAGTTATGAAGTTGACGGAGGATGAGTGCCGGTATGTGTATCGGGCGGGGTTGGGGCGGGTACGGACGGAGGGAGAGGACTACGACGTGGTGGTGGGTAGGTGTTATGTGGAAGCGGCGGCGCGGTTGGTGTTGAGTCCGGCGGGGGTGGAGGAGTTATCGGGGGCGGACGGGGCGATGTGTGCGTTGGAGTTGGTGAACTGGTTTTTGTTACGGAGGCTGGAGGGGGTGTTGAGGAGGGACGATCCGAGGGAAGCGGTAGTGGCGAGGTTGTTGGACGAGATGGGGGTGGAGAAGGAATCGGAGTTGCGGGACGCGGTGGTGGTGAAGGGGTTTCTGGCGGAGTTGGATGCGGTGACGAAGTGAATTGCGGAAACCAGAGTTGCGGGGCGGAGCTGGACGCGGATCACACGGTGCTGGTCACGACGACGCATGCGCGGCATTTCTGTTCAGTGGAATGCCTGACAGCAAGCCACGACGGCCATGTGGCGGGATTGGTGGATCCGGGTTTCAAGGAGTTGGTACAGAGGGCTATTTGCAAGCTGAACCGGGAGCAGGACCGGGATCCGAACTGCATGTGGCATGAGATTGAAGTGGCGCTGCGTGAATGTGGGGAGCAGTACGGGTGCGATCAGGAAGCACGCTGGGAACGGGATGCGGTGCCGGGGGCGGGGTGAAGCGATGCGGTGTTTAACACAGGCGGCGAAGGCATTGTTTGACGGGGCGGGTTACGAGCCGGAGCGGGACAATGTGCGCTTGCTGTCGCAGCACGAGCGGGTGCGGGATCTGATGCTGGACGGGGAGTGGCGGGGCTTGGAGGAGATCGCGGGATTGACGGGAGACCCGGCGGCCAGCGTGAGCGCACAGCTCAGGCATCTGCGGAAGGCGAGGTTTGGGGGGTACGTGGTGACGCGGAGGTACAGGGGCGAGGGGTTGTACGAGTACCAGGTGAGGAAGCCCGATCCGGTGGACTCGGGGATGGGGTGGTTGTTTGCGGACATGGAGAAGGAGGGGTGATGGCGAACTGGATTGGCAAGGCGACGGCGGAGATGAGGCGCAAGGGGACGGAGGGAAGTTTCGGGAAGGCGACGGCGAAGAAGATCAAGCGGGGGTTGAAGGAAGGCGGGAAGCGGGCCAAGAAGGCGGGGTTCGCGAAGGCCATGAAGACCATCGCGGCTAACCGGAAGGGGTGAGTTGAACGAATCAACAAAAACTGTAGTAGTAAATCGGGGTCTGCGTCCGGGGGTGGATGCATGCCGGTTTTGTGGCGGTTTACATTTCGGCAGCGGGTTGGTGTGTCCATACATTTGCGGCAAATGTTTCAAAGATATCAGGCAAGAATCTGAGGATCCCTGCCTATGCGGACAGGAAGGATTGAAGTGATCGAGATTGAGAAGAGCATTACGGCGGACACTCGGTCCTGCGATTACAGCAAGGTGACCAAGGACCAGCTACACCAGAGCAGCGTCCAGCACATTAACGATGTCAGGAAGGCTCTGGGCTTTTTTTGCGAACAACTCCACCTCGCCAGTCTGCGGCACGACTACGACAAGCTGACGGAGATTGACTGGTTCCACGCCGACTTTGTGACCGGGTTCAAGGAGACGGGGTGGTGGGACAACCACCGCAAGGTGAACCGCCACCACTTGCTCGAGGCGGACGGAGTGCCGGAGGACGTGAACCTCGTGGACGTGCTGGACATGATCGCCGACTGCGTGATGGCGGGGATGGGGCGCACGGGGACGGTGTACGCGCTGAACATCGAGCCGGAAGTGCTGATGAGGGCGTTCAGGAACACGGTGGAGTTGCTGAAGGCGCAGGTTCGGGTGAAGGACGAGGCGTGATGACCTGGCTGGTCGCATTGGCGGGATGGCTGGCGCTGGGCGGAGTGGAGGCGTGGGTCATCTGCTGGTGGGAAGAGCGGAGGCGGAGATGGACCGGGAATGGTTCAGGCAGAGGATAAGGCGGGAGCTGGCGCTGCGGCATCTGGTGGACCACAACCTGCGGGTGCTGAGGCGGGGCTACACGGCAAGGGACTGCACGGATGCGGTGGCGGAGGCCATCTGGCGGCTGGTTGAAGAACAGGCCAGGGAGCGCGGGGCGGGGACGGAGAACGAGGGTGTACCGCTGCAGCACTGAAGATATCGGGGTGCCGGACGGTGTGCGTTGGAACGGCGCCGTCCGGGTTTTTTCGGGGAGCGGGATGGCGGCTTACTACAACGAGAACGATGGGGCCAAGGCGGCGTGGCTCAGGGAACTGGTGAAGGCGGGACTGATCGCGGCGGGAGACGTGGACGAGAGAGGGATCGAGGATGTCCGAGCAGATGAGCTTGTGGGATACCGGCAGTGCCACTTCTTCGCCGGGGTCGGAGTCTGGAGCTACGCTCTCCGGTGTGCGGGGTGGGAAGACGAAAGGGAAGTCTGGACGGGATCGTGTCCCTGCCCGAGCTTCAGTGCCGCCGGAAAAGGCCGAGGGTTTGGAGACCCTCGTCACCTCTGGCCTCATTGGGCGCGACTCATCGGGGAGCGTAAGCCTCCAGTGCTCTTTGGAGAGATGGTTAATGCCGCGATTGGACATGGCTGGTTCGACCTTGTTCAAACTGACCTGGAAGCACAGGAATACGCCGTTGGGAAGGCGGTATTTGGCGCATGTGGCGTCGGCGCACCGCACATCAGGATGCGGCTCTACTTCGTGGGCGAGTGCATGGCCCAGTCCCAATCGTGGGGACGACAACAACAGTCGCATCCCGCTGGAGAATATTCAGGCCTATTCGGAGCGCAGATTGTCGCGGGAGAACGCCTGCAGCCAACTGGCGGACACCGCCCAGGCGCTGGCGGCGTGGCCCACATGCGCGGCCTCAGACGGCAACGGGGGGAAGGGGCCGCGTCACGGGATGAGTCCGACGGGACAGATGCCGGACGGCACGAAAGCGACGGTAGACCTGTCGGCGGCAGCGAAGATGCTGGCCGCATGGCCCACGCCCAACGCGATGGAGGGAGGGCAGACCTCGCGGAGCGGGGAGAGGAAGGACGAAGTGCTGATGGGCGGCATGGCGAGACTGGCGTCGTGGCGCACCCCGGACAGAACGGATTCCGACCGCGGCGTTCATCCTCACCCCGACGCTCAGGCGGGAAGCCATTCGCTGGTAACGGAGTCGGGGCTGGCGTCGTGGTCCAGCCCCAGCGCGAGGGACTGGAAAGATACTCCGGGGATGGCGACCACGGGGACCGATCCCGACGGGACGGAGCGGGAGAGGCTGGACCAGTTGCCGCGTCAGGCGCATCTGAGCGGGTGGCCCACGCCCATGGCGGGGAGTCCGGCGACGGAGGAATACAACGAAGCGGGGAACAACGATTCCAGCCGCAGAACGCAAGCGTTGGTAATGGAAGTGGACGGCCCGGTGCGGTTAACGGCTTCTGGCGAGATGCTGACTGGCTCCGCTGCCGGGATGGACGGTGGCGGCCAGCTCGACCCGGCACATTCCCGCTGGTTGCAGGGACTGCCGCCCGAGTGGTGCGACTGCGGGGTTACGGCGATGCGCTCTGCGCGCCGGCCGCGCAAGCCTTCATCGAAAGCTACATCGACGCCTGTCAGGAAAGGGAAGTGAACGATGGCGTATGAACGCACTGAGGTGCCGGTCACCAAGTCCCAGGAAGGCATTCGCAGACTGATCATGAGCCACAAGGGGCAGAAGATCGCTTTCATCACCGAGCCTTCCAGCGAGGGCTTCGCGGCCATGGTGGAGATTGACGGGGTGCCTTACCAGATCAAGATCTCCGGCCTCTGCCGCTCTCCGGGGAGAAACATGAGCCGGACTCGGGCGGAGAACTTCAAAGTGGCGGAGGAGCGAAGGATATGGCGGGTGCTTTTCTACCATCTCAAGAGCGTTTTTGAGGCGTCGGATTCGGGAGTGCTGGAGTTCCGCGAGATCATGCTGCCCTACATCGTGACCTCGAGCGGGAAAATGATCGCCCAGGAGATCCTGCCCCGCATTCAGGAAGCCATTGAGCAAAATCCGGCGCGATTGCTGACAGGGGTTGGAGGATGAGGAAGAAGGTTAAGAAAGTCGATCATGGTGCCCACTGGCGCAGTTTCAGGGAGCGCCACAACCTGAGCCAGCAGAGCCTGGCCCTGGCCGCCGGACTGACGGAGAAGACGGTGTGGAACGTGGAGACCGGAAAACACGCCCCGTCGTACATCACGAAGGCGCGATTCGCCGCTCTCGAAGAACGCTATCGAAAGGAAAAACGGCATGGAGTCTGAACGCGAGTCGGTACGCTTCCTCGAGGATGGGGAAATCAAGGAAGGCATCTGCCAGAAGGTCGCTGAGGCATTGATGGCGGAGTTGAACAAGACCTGCAACCTGCACGGGCGGTCCTACGCCAAGTTCCGCGGTCGTGTGAAGGTCGAGTTGGAACTGGATGATCTGCAGACGGTGACGGTGGAGCGGCGGACGGTGGAGATCAATCCCGGGGAGGCGTTTGACGGGCAGCCGGTAGCGGTCGCGGCGGAGGTGGTGATCGAGGAAATGCCACCCAACCAGTTCCGCATGGAGACCGACCAGCCGATCCTGATGAAGACCGTCGAGGACGGCAGGACGGTGGAGAAAAAGGTAAAGTATAAGGCGGCGAAGCGATGAAGGTCAGGAAAAAGCCGTTGATCGTGGATGCGGTGCAGTTGACGTGGAGCAACTGGGACGAGATCTGTCGCTTCGTGCCGAAGCCTTGGTTTGTGCGCGGGGTGTGGCTGGACAAGGATGGCAACCCGCTGCCTGAGGATCAATGGCATTTTGGCGAGAACAACGACGATCTGGGTCTGATCATCCAGACGCTGGAGACTAACGAGTTTCTGGCGCGGGGGAACGACTGGATCATCCGCGGCGTGAAGGGCGAGTTCTATCCGTGCAAGCCGGATGTGTTCGCGGAGAGTTACGAGGTGCTGGCTAACTGATGCCGGAACATTATCCAAAAGCCACGGTGGAGGTGAAGGTATGGTGCAACGTGTGCCACAGGGAGACCATGCATCGGGTGAACAACGGGCGCCGGGGTTCCTGCCTGGAGTGTATCGGGAAGCGGGAGCGGGAGATCAAGGAACGCAGGGCGAAGCCGCCCTTGCCGGTGCAGCAGAAGCTGTTTTGATACGCACGTTTTGTTATAACCCGGACAGGACGGTGACCTGTCTGCGCTGCGGAAGCACCTCCCGTTTCTCTTTCGCGGTCTACTACTGTCCGCACTGCCATTGCTCCCATGACAAGAAGCTGATCGAGGTGTTTCGGGTGCGTGTGCGAGGCGCGGCATGAAGGGCGAGGACGAGCGCAAGGTGATCGCGGCGGTCCAGTCAATCGCTTACTCGCTCAAACAACTGGTCAAGATTACCCAGAAGCAGTTCGATCTGGAACATCCGCCGGAACAGGAACAAAAAGATGCCGAAGTCTACAAAGCCGGAGAAGGCGAAACGGAAGCTGGCGATAGTGCCCAGGGGCGATTCGAGCGCCTCTACCGCGAAACCCAGGAATAAGCTGCCAGGCAAGCTCGACCTTTCTCGGCGGGGCGCGGCCCTGCGCCGGTTATGGCCTTCAAGGCCTCTAGACGTAACGGAGAAGGAGCTGGAACTGGTGCCGGTGGTCACCGACATCATCCGCGGCGCGATGGGCAGCATGCGGAAGGCGATTCAGGTGCTGCGCTTCTCTGCCGATCCGGCGGTTGTCTCGTTTTTCGAGACCTACGACACCATTCCTCAGGGAGATCGCGAATACCTGCCCATCGAGGCCATAGCGTTTAAGGCCTCTGTAAGCCCCGTGGCGCTCCTCGGAGCCATCCTGCTGGCCTCGAAGACCGTCCGGGGGCAGCAGAGCGCCCTGATGGCCATTAACGCCCATCCGGCGCTGCTTAAAAAGACCATCAAATACGCCGGAATGCCGGAAGGGAGCAAAGACCGGCAAATGCTCCACCAGGCGGTCGGCTTCCTGCCCTCGCCTCATCAGGGCGGGGTGAACATGAATGTGAACCTGCTGGGGCCGCCGCAATATCCGCAGGGCATAGCAGCCCCGGAGGCCGCGCCGGTCACGGAAGAGGAAATCAGCTTCGAGTCTCTGTTCCCCAGCGTGAAGCTGAACCTCGAGGAGTGGTCGGAGGACCGGCAGCGACTGCTAGCGGACAAGACCTGATGTACCATCCCCGGATCATCGAGCGGACTCTGGATGGATTCGCCAACAAGTATGGCTGGCGTCCCCACCCCCACACCATCGGCGAGGTGGAGGAATTCGTTTCCCTGGTGGGTTCCATCCTGACCACCCGGACCAACACCCGGGACACGTTCTATTCCTTCCGTGACGGGTTGCGCCTGAACCAGAATAAGCGCGACTACATCCGGCGCTGGGTCATCAATGAGCAATTCTATTGTTTTGCCGACGCATCGTACTTTCAGACCCGCTATGCCTATATCTGCGGGGTGGGCGACGACATCTTCCGCTATACGCCGCGGGACTCGCAGACCATCTTTCATCGCATCGTCGCGGAATTCGACCTGCAACAGGTCGCCATCGAGTTGTTCGTTCTCAAGGCGCGGCAACTGGGCGTGTCGACGGAGGTGGCGCTCAAATTCCTGCACCGCATCCTGTTCCGGTCCAACACCCGGGCGGTGATGGCCAGTGTGCAGCAGAAGCAGTCCGACCTGCTGAACCGGATCCTCGATACCTGCTGGAACCGGTTGCCGTTCTGGCTGGTGCCGCCCAAGACGGTGGTCAAGACCTCGACCCCGGAGTGGGCCAACGGGTCGATCATGTCGATACAGTCGGGGTCGCAGTCGATGGGCATCGCTCAGGGCTGGAGTCCCAGTTGCATTCACATTTCCGAGATCGGAGACATTCCCCGACCGCAGAAGGTGCTGGAAGAAGGCTTGTTCCGGGCCGCCCACTCGACGCGGAATTTGTTTTTCGTTCTGGAAGGCACGGGGGCTGGCGACACCGGCTGGCAAGCGGAGAAGTGGAAAGACTACAAGGCCAACTGGGGCAAGGGAGGCCGGTTCTGCCCGGTGTTTATTCCGCCGGCCTGTGCCCGGGATCTCTATCCCCTGCCCGACTGGCTGAAGAAGAATCCCATCCCTGAAAGCTGGCACCCGTCGGAAGAGACTCGCCGCATGCAGAGGAAGGCGGAGTTGTATATCCGGTCGACGGAGTATCTCTACCGGGTGATGGGTGAGAACTGGCGCATGAGCCGCGAGTTTCAGTGGTACTGGGAAGCCAATTATCGCGAGGCGGTCGCCTCTCACACGGAGAAAGTCTGGCTGGCGCAGATGCCGTGTACCGACGAGGAGGCGCTGCAAAACAAGTTTGACAAGGCGGTTTCCGACGAGACCATCGAGATCGCTACCCGGGACAGCGAGAAGAAGTACATCGCTTATGCCATCACCGGCAAGACCATTCTGTTCGGATCGAGCAACAAGCCCTACGAGCCGCCCAAGGATGAGATCGACTACGCGGAGCCGAGGATCAACATCCATTGGGCAGCGCCGGACGGGAATTTCTACGACTGGGAACTGGTGCCGCTCAAGCCGTTCAACGATGCCGACGATCTGAAGTGCTTTGACAAACTCATGGTCTACCAGTTCCCTAAGCAGAATGTGGATTACTCGGTTGGCGTGGATACGGCGGACGGGCTGGGAATGCCCAACGAAGACCGGTCGTGTTTGTCGGTATGGATCAATCGCACCGGCAGGGAACGCGACGAACAGGCGGCGGAGTTTGTGTCCAATCAGGTCAACGCGCCGCAGATGGCGAGGATCGCCGCCTGCGTGGGGGCATGGTACGGGGAACATGCCAAGAATCCCATGGGCTGCAAGTTCGCCATTGAGCAGAGACGCAAGCCGGGGGACGAATGCCAGCACCAGTTGAAGATCATGGGGTTCTATCACCACCACCAGATGATCATGTACGACGGCAAGGGCGTGCCCGATCCTTCCAGCGCCTCCAAGGAAGGGTTTTTCACCAACGTCTGGTCCCGGCCCATGATGCTGAACAAATTTCTGGACGCTTTGAACACCGGCTGGGCGAAACCCAACTCATCCATGCTGATTCGTCAGTTGGCGGAGTTGATTCGCAAGGAAAGAGACGGAATTTCGCGAATTGATCACGATTCAGGGAAGCACGACGACAATGTATTTGCCGCCGGAATGGCCTGGTTCACAGCCCATGACATGGAAAACACTGCGCTTAGGCAGGAAAGGAGATATCGGAGGGAAGAAGAGAGATTTTCTCAAATTGATTTACGTTGGGCAACAAATGAAGTTGTTTTAGAGTAAATTACGTAGGTCGGCAATTAAACATTCTCATGGGACGGATCATCATTCCACCTTCGGCACGCAACGTGCAGCTTACCGAAAAGGAACAGACCTGTGTTTACATTTCGACCTCGACGGGAAGGATTCTCGGCTTCGGTCACGAGTCCATGCGGCCACTCTTCCGCGAGGGCTGGAAGCGGGAGGTCTTGAAGCACGCCGCAGACATTGATCGTTGGGCCAACCAGTATGCCAAGCAGGAAGAGGAAGACCGTCAGGCCGAGGACTATCTGCGGACGGAGCGCGAACGGTCGGCGAGAAACGCGATCCGCCAGGCGCTGATCGATCGGCGTTCTCATGTTGATGCCATGGGGCGCGCCTATATCGACGCCAACCTGAAGCTCATGGACATGCGCGAAGAGCGTGCGCGGCATCGGAAACAACAGGCCTGTCTGCTGACCCAGATGTACGAAGCCGACAAGCTTCCCGAAGACATTGCGCTCGACTGCCCTGCCTTTAAGGCAGCGGGAAAGTAAGGCGGAGATGGCTACAAGGGGCTTTCCATGGGCGGACGGGCGATACGTCGAATGGCAAGTGCCACCCTTCGAGACCGACGCTGTCCGGCGCAAGGCCTGGGTTGACGAACTGATCCAGAACGGCGATCGCTGGCTCAAAGGTCTGAAATCCATTTCCCACATCAACGACGACGTGAAGCTGTTGATGGGCGGGAGCCAAAACCTCACGGTTGAATCGAACACTCTGCAGTCGGATGTACGGACTTTTGTCGAGACCATCTCCGATTTGCGCCAGATCGCCACCTATGGCAGCAAGGCGCAGCAATTTAAAAAGTTCGTGGAAACCTACAACGGGTGCATTCAGCACATCTTCATCGATTCCAAGTTTGCTCACAAATCAAGAAAGGCGTTGCAGTATGCAGTGCTGGGGCGCGGCTACCTGTGGGTGAAGTATTCCAAGGATCATTACGGCTGGGGCAAGGGGCGCATCGTTTTCGATCCGCTGGGTCCGCTCGAGGTGATACCGGAACAGCTCCCCGCCGACAATGACCTGCAGGGAGCCTATTGCAACACCGTCATCCGGCCCATGCCGATCGCCGAATGCCACGCCCGGTTCCCCGCCTTTCAGGACCAGTTGCTGCCCATCTCGCGTTTTGACTGGAAGAGTTATGGCACGCTCTCCATGGCCAACCGCCTCGACTTCTACGATCGCTGGCGATTTGGGGCCGAAACCACGGACTGGGATAATCGCTACGGAGAGAACCGTTACACCTACATCCGCGATCTGAGAATCAACAACACCGGCAGGAAGCTGCAGATGGGAGCGCCGGGAGCGACGTGGGGCTACGAAGTGCCTTCGCTGGGCGACCAGATTGTTTCTATCAATCCGTTCAATGGATTGCCGCAGTCCAGAGAAGCTGGCGAAGAAGATTGCCGCCTGTATCCCAACCTGCGTCTCATCATCACCAATCCCACCGTGAAAACGCCGATGTACGATGGTCCCGCATTCGATATGCATGGAGAGATGCCGCTGGTTGAATACGACGTCAACGACTGGCCCTGGTCGCCGCTGGGCTATTCGCTGATCCATGGCGTGTCAGGTCTCGAGAAGGCCAGGCGGCGACTGCTGAGCCGGATGCACGAGGTAACAGAGATCAATCTCGATCCGCCTCTGGGCTACGATCTCCATTCGGGGGTGAGCCGGGTGCAGATGGAGAAGATCGATCTGCTCCGGTCGCAGGGCTATCGGGTGGGGACCAACGGCGACCCGCGCAAGGCATTGCAGTCGGTCCTGCCCGACACCATCCGGGTCAACGAGGCGGATTTCAAGCAGAAAGAACTGCTGGACGCCGAAGTCAAGAACACGCTGGGGCTGAACGATCTGGTCAGTATGCGCGATCTGAAGATGAATGTGTCGGCGGAATCGTTTGACAAGATCATCGAGGGACTGGGACCGATCGCCAAAGGCATTGCCGAGAACATGGGTGTGGCGCACAACAAGATCGCGCACATGCTGAAATACATGATCCCGCAATATTTCACCGTGGCGGAGATCATGGCGGTCGTGGGCGCGGACGGGATCTCCATGCAGACCTTCGATTACGATCCCAACAACCTGATCCCTTCCCATCTTCCCGGCGAACTGGAGACGGAGGAGAGCAAGTACGCGTTGCGGGACCGCGCCAAATGGTTTGCGGATCAGTTGGCGATCGTCTCCATTCCGACGCAACTGCTCAACGTGACGCAACAGCAGGAGCAGATGAAGTACATGATGTTCCTGCAGCGGGGTGCGCCAATTCCCATGGCTACGATCATGGAAAAGCTGGGAGTGCAGAATTACGGCACTCCGACCGGCGACACCGAGTACGAGAAGTGGAAGACCGAGCAGGTCGACAAGCTGGTCTTCGAGTTCAAGGCCAAGCTTCTGATGGCAGCGGAAATGCAAGCGGCGGGGATCCAGCAACCCGGGCAGCCGGGACAACCTGGGGCAGCACCTCCGCAACCGGCCCTCGGGGCACCCCCGCCGCAACCTCAGGGAAGGCAGCCCACCGATCAGGCACCGCCGCGGCAGGAGATGCGCGGCACCACCACCGGCAATCCCCGCGTGGTGCTGAGCACGTCAAAGTGAGGCAGCATGGATGAGTTGTACAAAGTTGTTCTGGCGGAGCAGACCGCCATCTACAGGCAGGTCATCCAATGCCGCGACAAGAGGGCGATTCCGGTTATTCTTCAAGGCCTGCACGAGTTACTCGCGGAAGAAAAATTTCATGGGACTATGCATGTGAATTACCAGCAGGGCGGCATCACCAACATCGTGACTGAGCAAGTCGTGAGGATCAGGGAAGGCAGTGATGCGGACCAGATCCTGGAGAGGGAATTTGCCAGAGCGGGGAATAATGGTTTGACAAAAAATGGGAACGGGTTTTAACTGGAAGGCGAAATAGCAGACCTTACACGAGATTCGCAATCAACTCCTAGTGAGATGTGAAAGCGGCTCGAGGGCAATCGGCCTTCGGGCCTTTTTTATTTCAGCATAGGAGGTTGTATGGCGAAGGGTGCAAGTTCAGGCGGATTCAAAGTTAAGGGAGCGGTTGCTCCACCGTTTCCCAAGGGAATTCAGGGCAAGGAAAGCAAAACCCCGAAGATGAAATCGGGCGGGAAGAAGTAGGGACATGGCAGCCGCTCCTCCCCCCATGCCGCCGCCTTCAGCTCCTCCACCCGGAGGGGGCGCACCCGATTCCGGTGCCCCGCCCGGAGGAGCAGCGCCTCCTACTCAGGATGCGTCCACAACGCAGGCCAATTCACTGCAAGCGGTGCTGGGCAAATTCATGAACCTCGTGCAGACTCTCGGTCAGCAGAACATCCTCATCCAGCCGGAAATGGAGCAGATCGCTCAGATCGTGCGCCAGGCCTTCGTTAAAACTCTTCAGGCGGCCCAGCCGCAAGCCCAACAGGCGCCCCCGCCGGGGCAGTAACAGGAGTGTTTCATGCCATCCGTAGCCGACCTCGCCAAGGAAATGGGAATTGATCTTGCCACTGTCGATCACAGGTTCGTAGTCAAGCTCGATGAGCACTATCAGGGATCGCAGAATGCGTATTCCGCCGCTGAGAGGCTGAAGAAGGATGCGGAAGCGAATCTGGTCAAGGTGCAGCAGGAGCAGCAGGAGATCAATGGGTACATCGAGAGATACGGCGCGACCGAAGCCGCGATGGCCGCCCTCAAAGCCAACAACGCGGCCATGGAGGCCAGCCTGAAGACTTTGAAAAGCCAGGGATTCAATGTCGATATTCCAGCCGCTCCGGTGGTCCCGGGCAGTCCCGCGATTGGCGGTAACGCTCCCGGTTTCGACCCCGACAAGTTTAGCAGCCGGGTGGGCAACATCATGGCCGAAAGTTTCAACGCCAACAATCGCTACATGGCATTATTCGGCAAGCCGATTCCCGATGACATGGACAATCTGGCCGGAGAGGCCGCGAGGGCCCGCATGTCGCTGAGCCAGTTTGTCGCGCAGAAGTATGACTTCGCGGGAGAAGAGCGGAAGCGGTCGGAAGCGACAGCCAAGGCTCACGACGAGGAAGTGGCTGCCAAAGCGGTGAAAAAGTTTCAGGAAGAACACCCTGTCACGGCTGGCAATCCTGAGTTGACCAATGGCGTCCCGTCGCGGAATTTCACCATGTACAAGCCTCGCGACAACGCTGAGATGAAAAGTTTTGCGGGGCTTTCGGCCCGGGACAAGATCGCGCAGTCGGTATCGCGCACACGGCAGTTACTGACTGCCAATCAAGAGTAGGGAAGGTAAACCATGCCTCAAGACCCACTGTATAACGCACGAGATGCGGCAAGCAGGGAAGCTGTCACCCTCGGTCTGATCTTTGACTGCTTCGGCACCAACTTTCCGCTCCTCTCCCTGCTGAGAGCTGCCGGCGTGACCGACACGGTCTTCCAAGGCACGGGGATCCTGCGCCCGTTCATCTACGACTACGCGAATGGCGCGTCGACGGTGCCGGGTGCGACCATCACCCCCACCCGGAAGCAGATGGCGACGGACGCCAAGTTCGACATCCGCTTCTACCAGAGCAATCTGCCGGTGGAGCAGACGGTCAACAAGCTTTTCAATGCGCCCGGGTCAACGCAGATTTTCTCTCAGGAAGACCTCGACACCTATGCGCTGACCAAGAAGCTGGAGTCGATGATCAACATGGATGGCTATCGGCATGGCCAGCCATCGGCCGGCAATCCCGGCGGCAGTGCAGGCGTGGCGGACGACCGCCATACCTGCTCCAATGGCTTCGATGAAGGTCTCAACAACGGCATCGATCCCAGCCCTTTCGGCAACTCGTACCTCTACTACGGAAGCATTCTCCGCAATGGCGTTGTGGGGCAGTCGTACAACTCGACTCCGTACTGGTGCGGAACTCCGAACGGGGCGGCGGGGTCGATCACGTTTCCCATTCTCCAGGGCGCACTGGCGCAGTTGAGTGTTATCGGGGCCAAGGCCAAGGTGGGCATGACGTCACCCTTCGGATGGGGCGCGATGGCGGTGATGTTCCGCACCTCTTCCTGGATCAAGCAGAGCGAGGTCACCGAAGGCACAGACTTCGGCTGGCGGTCGGTCGACTTCGGCGGGTTCAAGGTTCACGAAGATCCGCTGGCTCCCAGTTCGATTTCGTACCGCTACCTTCCCGGCGGCAATCCCGGCGCCTATGGAACGGTGAGTGCGGCCAAGTTCCTCGACGGAGCCGGATCGAATACCAAGCTGACTCCTTTCCTCGCGCCGACCTATCAAGTGAACGGAGCCAACGTTGCGGTTGGAACCCTGTCTCCAACCGGTTCCAACATACCTTCGGCGACCACCATTGATCCCGCCGAAGCTCTCTACATCTTCGATCCCGAAGCCATGGAACTGCTTCCTCCGAAGCCGGGGAGCGGCTGGAATTTCGACACCCGCCTGGTCCAGATTCCCGACAACGTGAGCACCGACAACCGGTTCCTGAAACTGGCGACGAACGTGGTCATCAATCAGCCGGAGCACGGGATCATCATCTACGGGTTCAAGGGGGTAAGAGGATAACAATGCCTTACGTCAGGTACAACGTTTCTTACCAAGGATTGACTGCCGTCTATCCATCGTCCACAGGACTGGTGGATGTGCGTACCGGACTGCCGGAACTGGGTGGCGGGATGAATCTCGGTGACACCACCGACTTCACCGAAGCCGAGGCCCAGGCTCTTTCTCCCAACCTCCACGAAGGACGCTATCGCTTTGTGCAAGTCCTGGCGGCGGCGACAGCGGCGAACATCAAGCGGGGATCGCCTGTTGGCTGGGGCGTGGGGACAACCGTGCAGCAGATCGCTCTTGCTGCGGCAGGTTCCGGCTACACGCCGGACGGCACCTATAGCTGCGTTTCGACGGTCAGCGGCGGCACTGTCAAAGCGGTGGCTCAGGTGGTGGTGTCGGGCGGAGCTATCATCTCCGCGACCCTCAGCAATCCGGGGGCCGGCTTCACTTCCGTGCCTACCTTCTCGTTGTCTGAGCTATCAGGCGGCAGCGGTGGATCGATTCTCGCGCAGATGGCGACAAGTCCCAACTCTGTTACCAGTTTTGACGCTTCAGCCCTTTCATTGTCCAGCGTGCGCGGAGTCTTTCTGGCTCCGATTACGGCGGCTCAGATTGCTGCGGGAGCGTTTGTCTGGATTCAGGAAACAGGGATGTGTACTGCGCTGGTTACGACCGCCACGAATACGGCGCCGGGATGCGCGGCGGCGGCAACGACAGGCGGGGTCGTGACCACGACCACAGTGGCGACCTCGACACCGATCGGATTCTTCGGGTACACGCTGGATCTCGCGGCAGCCAACACGCTGGTGCGCGTGGAAATGCGCGTCACGCCGCAGCAGGGCTAAGGAGGAATCGTGAACGTAAACTTCGTTACCCCTCCCGGCCACACTGGCGGCGGACGGGAGGTTTGGGAACTCTGGGGAAACGGTCCTGCGTCCTACAACCAGACGACCGGCGACCCGCTTCTGGTTGCGGGTGGGCAGTTCATCGGAGTCCCCGGTTCCGGGTTTCTAAGCCAGAGCGGGAGATACATCGTCTACGCGTTTCCTTCAGCGGTCAATGCGCTTCGGGCATTGTGGAGTCTTCGCTGGTGCAATTACGGTGCGGGAAGTGCGCCGGGCGTGACCTCGGTGACTATTGCCACACCCGGAAGCGCGCAAACCAATGGCACCTACGTGATCAACGCCAGTACTGGCACGGCTCAGGTGCAGATCACGATCGCCGGCGGCGTGATTACTCAGGCCAAGGTTATCAACCCGGGGAGTTATACCGGGGCGGCACCCACATTCACGGTGGCACAGGGCGGCACTCCCGGCACACTGACTGCCAACCTTGGATCGACGGCTGGGATGGAAGTCGGACCAGGGACAAATCTGTCGGCTGAATCAGTGCAGTTCAGTGCGATAGGCGGACAGCTTTAGAAGATCCTCTTTGGCGAGGGGATGGCGGAGCGGGTGATGGCTGCGGCGAGTAGCCACACCCGCTTTTCTGTTAAGGAGGCGAGATGTCGTTCTACACCATGGCCAAGACGCTCACCGGAGAAGTTCCGCAGACCGCTCTGGCTCTGGTGCAGACCAAAATCCAGGAAGGGTTGGGCAAGGTTTTCGATGCCTACGACTGGAGCTTCCAGACGGAGCCGGGCGGATGGTATTGTCCCGGCCTGCTGGCAAACACCGGCACATTTACAGTTCAGCCTTTCTCTAATGTGGTCATTGCCGACGCTACGGCGACCATGGCGCTGGCCGCGATCACCGGGATGCCTCTTATCACCCAATTGCAGTACCGAGACCCGGCACGGGCCTTGTATTCGATTGTGGGCTACAATACGACTACCAATTTTCCTTTCGCGACCTTGACTCTGGATCGTCCCTGGATGGAGTCGTCTTCCGGGCCGGGACAGCCGTACATGATTTATCAAGCCTATTTTGCCGCTCCATGGCCGGACTTCCGGCGGTTCATCGAGGTCAGAGACACGACCACGAGGAGGGAACTGGACTTCTGGTCGTTTTCACAGTCTGATCTGGCAAGGGAAGATCCCCAGCGCACCCGTTTCTCCGATCCCCGATTCGTGGTGCCGTTCGGAGTCGACAAACGGGCGGGAAGCTCGACCGCCGGGTTCATGCTTTTCGAGTTGTGGCCCCAGCAGTTGGCGCGGCTTCCGTACAGCTTTGAGGCCAACCGTCGCGGCCCCATGCTCGTGCTGCCGGACGACACGCTCCCTTACCCGCTGACGGAGGATCTGGTGAAGTGGGCGGCCAAGGAAGAGTTGTATCTCTTCAAGGAAGCGCAGAAGACCGCCGAAGAGGAGCGGGGCGCGGGAGCGAACTGGCAATTCCTGGTCCAGTACGCGAAGGCGCGCTACACGGATTCGCTCAACTTCATCGAGGCCATTGACATCAACCTGCACAACGATGCGCTAAACAAGGTCGTGCGCCCCGGATGGGACTCGCAGCAGCCCTACGCCAACCGGCTGGGCGGAGTGAATATCGGCGGTTATCCGCAGTAGAGGCGGGAGGAATGAGATGAGCGGTTGGTCGAATGATGGCAGCGGCACCAGCGGAAGCAGCGACAGTATGGGCGGCAGTGGCAGCAACAACGACTATCTGTCGAACACCACCGGCAGCAACAGCAGTTTCCGCAAGGTGAGAAGGCAGCACAAGGCGCTGATGCAGCAGAACGACAGCGGCAACAGTGGCGGCAACGGATCGGTGCCCTCCTCAGGGAACGGCACCATGAAGATGGCGGGAACGATCAACAACACCAAGGCTTCTTCGCCGGAAGTGACGACCGGCATGAAGCAGTTTGGGGCACCGAAGCTGAATCCGCTCAAGCGGAAAATGTACAAGCGATAGGGAGGGACGATGCAGCTTTTGCAAGCAACATTGACCGGCGCGGCGGTTCCGATCGTAGCGAGTCGTGATACCTCGATGGGGCCGAGTTGGCAATTCCTCCTGGTTCAGAACAACACTGCTGGTGCGATTACCGTCGGCGATGCCACCGTGTCCGCCTCGAAGGGCATCAAGATCGCGGCCGGCGCAGCGCAACCGTTCTGGAACCCGCTCGAATACGCGAACGATCTTTCCGAGTGGTACGTGTTCGGAGCGTCGGGAGTGGTCGACATCATGCTTCTGCGATGAGGGTGTGGCATGCGTAGGCTGATTGGAATTCTGTTTTTGATGCTCCTGCTGTTCACTTCACGCGAACTCCGGGCGAACCAGCGGGTCAATGTGTTGTGCGCGCAAAGCGGGAACGTGATGGTGCAGGGACTGCCTTCCACCAACCTTGCCTCCATCGTTTACCCGCGCTGCTTGATCAATGTGTATTTTGCGGGAACGACTAACCGGGCAACGATCTATGCCGACAACATCAACACTCCGCTTTCCAATCCCTTTCAAGCCGACAGTAAGGGTAACGGGTTTTTCTATCCAAACTCAGGTCGCTACGACATCGTTCTTGTCGGCGGCGGACTGCCTAACCCGGTAACGATCGGCGACGTGCTGGTGCAAGATGTGGGTGGGGGTGGTGGCGGCGGTGCTGGCTATCCTGGTGTAGCCAGTGACGGGGCCAACGGTCTCACGGTAACCGGTGCCGTAGCCGCAACTGATTTCAAGCCGGGGGTGACACCGTGGGTCGATTGCCGTGCCTACGGATGCGTGGGTGATGACGCGACGGATAACTCCACGCAGATTCAGAACGCCATCAATGCGGCCTGTACAAGCAACGTTCTGGCAGTCTATTTCCCGCCAGGTTTTTACCGCTTCAGCGCCACGCTCTTGCCGTGCAAGGCTCTGAAGTTGATGGGTACGAGCAACCTCGTCAACGCCAATTCTGTACGTCTGCATTACACCGGCAACACGACCGGCATCCAACTCGGTTCCACCACAACTCCGTTCCTCAACAACATCGTGAGCGTGCAGCGGCTGGGCGGGGTTTCAACCTTTACAGTTTCCGCGCCGTTGTCGAATATCCTTGGCGGTTCAGGCTTCGCGCAAATCTCCGGGGTAACAGACGCATCTTTCAATTCCCCTTCGGCTTTCATAACCATTACCGGCACGACCACTTTCACCCAGAGTCAGATCGGTTCGCCGGATACGGCCCTGTTGCCACAGACGACGGCCACCGTCGATGCCTCCTGGGAAGCGAACTACTACGACTACACCCACGATGCGTTTGCGATCTCAAACATCATGCTCAAATGCACCAGCACGATTACGACGCCTTTGCTGAACGGTTCTGGGACGTATGCCACGGGCGCTACCATGATCGCCGCTTATCGTGTGGGCCGAATCGAGTTTGATGATGTGACTATTGCCGGTTGTCAGACCGGCTTGTGGGGCATCGCTTCCGACCTGAACGTCTGGAATAGATCGTATTTCTGGGGCAACAGCCTAGGGTTCTATCTTGGTCCACGTTCCGACCAGCTCCATGCCACCCGGTTGATAACTTCAGGCAACGATACAGCGGGATGGATCGCCGCTATGGGAGCAACGCTGGATCAGTGGGTTACGGACTCTGACGGGTCTCCAACCACCAATCCAATGGTGATTGGCGATTCCCGATTCCAGAGGGCTGCCAGCCAGATTTTCTTCGATTCGCCATGGCTGGAGAACTACAGTAGTAAATCGGCCACTGCCATTGATTCGTTTATCGAGGCGGGGGTCAGAGGCTTCACTCAGGGCGTGACCGTCCTCGACCCTCTCATTTTAAGTAATGCGATCCTCGGCGGGAGCACGTTGCCGGCGACCAACAACATTCTTACCCTGGGCAACGTGGCAGACATCAAAATCGTGCGACCTCACGGGCCAATGACCTCGGCATCGAATCGCTGGCTACCGTTGCAGTCGCTCATCAACTTTGTGGGCACAACATCGCCACGTGTGTCGGTTGATCTGGGGGACGCGACCATCTTGAACAATGGTCCGCTCTATGTAAACAACGGCACCGGCGCTCCTGTCTTGATTCGCACTCAGACGAGTGGATATGCCTTATACAACGCTTTCAATGCCTATCCGTTCAGAGTTGACTCGCAACTCGACGCCACGAACGACGTGGTGTTCAACAGTGGACTGACAACCGATCAGCAGGTTCGACTTATCACTTCCAGTCTGGGCGTCAATAAGTGGAACTTCCAATGGACAGCCGCTCAGTTCGCTGCCTTCGACTATGCCGGGAATCTCAACTGGCTGCAACACGCGGCCAGTGGCAACACTGAGCTGCACTTGAATCTAGGGAAGCTGCTGCGGATCGGAGACGCGGCTGGTATTCCCCACTCAACGATCAGCGATCAAGGCGTATTTGGCGGTGCGGGTATCAGCGTGGGCGCGGCCAAAGTCACGGCACTGGTTCCTCCCGGGACTCACTCCGTGGGTCCAACATGCACCGGGACATGTACGACCACGTATGGCTACCGGGTGACGGGTGTGGATATCAATGGTGGGGAAACCCTCCCCAATCCTGAAATCACCACTCTTGTCCAGGCGGCTACTCTCGACGCTACGCACTTCAACACCATCATCCTCCCCTCCGCTTTTATGACTGCGGCGGTGTCGTGCAACGTCTATCGGACCACGGGCGGGACGTTGGGACTGATTGCCAATGTGCCCTGCTCAAGCTCCGTGGTGATCGACAACGGACTTACGGCTACGACCGCACCGCCAACCATCAACACTACCGGGAGCATGAAGGTGGGAGCGGGGACGATGGACACCACCGGAATCTACGGGCCATCTCCCGTCAACATCCAGAGCGGCGGCACTTATACGCTGGTGGCTTCGGACAACGGCAAGGTCATTCAGTTCACGTCGGCAGCGAACGTGAGCGTGAACGTGACTTCGGCGGCGGCGACAGCGGGGTTCAACTGTTTACTCGTCCAGCGAGGGGCCGGGAATGTGGCTCCCATTGGGACCGGTGTTGTTATACGGCAGCGCCAGGCCTTAACCAAGACGGCGGGGGTGTATGCCGTCGCCACGCTGGTATGTGATTTAGCCAACGACTGCATTCTCGGAGGCGACTTGCAGTGAAGCTATGGTCGCTTTTCCTGCTGGGATCGATCATGTGTGAGGCGCAGATAACACGGGCGCCCTATCAGGGAGTGTTTGCCACGAGCAACAGCGGTGCGCCTCCCAGCGGATACACCTATTACGTGAGTCAGGCGTCAGGTCTGGATACCAATCCAGGCACAGCAACCTTCCCGTGGGCGACCACAGCTCGAGCCGATATCGTTCCGTGGAGCACTGGCGTAAGCATTGGGGTGCAGGTAGGGGCATCGTGGAAACCCTATGGGCCTCGCGGCATCATTCTGGCTGGTGATTCGATTACTGCGCGACAGGATGACGCCAGCAATTTCCAAAGCGAAGCCGGTTACTACACCTTCGGCAATTTGATGAGCTTTCAACGCTTCAATCAATTGCACAACGCTGGTGTGACCGGTGATCGCACCGACAATCTACAGGCGCGGTTGAGTCTCGACGTGTTGGCTTACCCCGCCCAGTATGTGTCGCTGTTGATCGGCGTGAATGACTTGCTGCAAGGAATTCCGGCATCCACGATCATCACCAACTGGACGGCCATCGCTAACGCCATTACAGCTTCGGGCCGCACCCTCATTATCTCCAGCGTTCCTCCAGCCAGTGCCTACACCACGACCGCGAAGACCGACTATGGCACCGTGGACACGGCCATCAAGTCCTATGCTTCCGCTCATCCCGCCGTGATCTTCGCTGACATGGGATCAGCCTATCGGACTTCGCTGGCCAACCCCATCCCGCTGGCAAGCTATACGACTGATGGGACGCATCCCAACGCGGCCGGCGCGGAATTGATGGGCCAGATCTGGGCGGCGGCGGTCAATGCAGCGGGATCCGCTGTTCCTCTGCCTTACACGTTCGGGTTGGCGGGAACCAACCTGCTCACCAATGGCGCGATGTCGGGCACGGGAGGATTCCCGGCCACTTCCGCCACCGGCTGGTCGGGTCAATCCAGTCTTGCCACCTACACCAAAGTGGCGCGCACGGATGGGGTTCCGGGCGACTGGCAGCAGATCGCCTTTACCAGTGCCACCAGCAAAAACACCTTCTCGCAAAGCGTTACCGTTCCAGCGTCAACTTCGCTGGAGTTCGCGTGGGAAGTCCAGTCCGACAACAACTGGGGCACGGTTTCCTGGGAGCCTCGCATCCAGGCCATTGTCAACAGCGTCTTTTATCCATCGCATAGCAGTGGTGGCACAAGTTTGGACCTGAACTTCAACCCGTTGTCGGGCATCCATCGCGGCAAACCCTTCCCCGTTCCGGTCGGGATCACGACCGCCACTGCGCGCTGGGAAGGTCAGATGACCGCAGGGACGAATCGTCTGGGACGTGCGGAGATGTTTGCCGTGCAAGCTCCAGCCATGCCGCAGACGACCGGGCTGACTGCGACGGCAGGGGACACAACCAACGCTCTCTCCTGGACACCGGTTACCGGGGCAACGAACTATGCGGTGCGGCGGAGCACTGTGACAGGCGGTCCGTACACTCCGATCGCAACACCCACTACCGCAAGTTATACCGATACCGGGCTGACCGATGGGACGACTTACTACTACGTCATATCCGCGTGGGACATTCTAGGCGACGGGCTTCCCTCTGCGGAGGCCAGTGCCACGCCCATCAGCACAAGGAATTATCTGGTGGACGACAGCGAAAACATCGCCTTATGGGGAGGATCGACCAGCCATCTGACGTTTGCTTCCGCGACGGTCCCGACTGGTGGAACTTATGGATACGCGACGAAGCTGCAGGAAGACAATGTCAATAACTACCACTACAAGCAGTCGGTCGCCATCTCCAGTCTTCCGGCGGGAAGTTATACCGTCTCCGCGATGGTTAAGGCGGCGGAACGCACGGTGGTAAGTCTGGCTGTCCATCCCAACTCCAACTTCCCCGCTGCGGACTTCACGCTTACGGGTGCAGGATCGTTCGTCAATGGAACGGGTGGAAGTGCCTGCGCTGGTCCGTACATCACAGACCGCTCCGCCACTCTGGGTGCCGGATGGTATGAAATTGGCTGCACGGTCACCGTGACCTCGCTGATCAACTATGTGCAGTTCTTTACCCAACAGCAGACACAGTATCAAGGCGTGACCGGCTCTGGAATGATCGTCACGGGTGTGGCGGTGAACGCCGGGACTGTGCGGCAGACCTATCACAAGACTCCATGAGGATTGAGACATGCCGCTAATCCCAGGAAAATCGGACAAGGTTGTCAGCGAGAACATCGGCGAACTCCACCAGGGCCAGACCTACGCAAGCACCCGGGAGAAGGAAGGGGCGAAGATGGCGAACAAGCAGGCTATTGCCATTGCGCTCCGCAAGGCGGGAAAAGCGAAAGATCAGAAGAAGAGAAGCTTCAAGCGGTGATGAATGCCCTACGCATGGATCCAATTCGCGGCGGCAAAACAGGCGCTGTTGAACCGTCTAGCGAACTCGACGTTCTGGACCAACGCCGAGGCGGGACTCTACATCAATGAAGCTCTGCGGACCTGGAATTCGCTGACGGAAACATGGCAGATCGACTTTACCTTTGTTTCCACTTCAGCCCAAACCTGGTTTGATTTTTCCACCTCGTCGTTTGTTCTTCCCAACCCGCCGACTAATCCTCGTCAGCGGACTCTGAAGGATACTGATCTCTACACCATGATGGAATACCACCTCATGGAGCCGCCGACAGGCGGGACATGGACCGGCACTTCGCAGTTCTCGATTACCGATCTTCAGGATGCCTTGCAACGGCGCCGGGATGAAGTGATTCAACTCACCGGCTGCAATCTCGTGCAACTGTCGATTCCGTCGAGCATGACCCAGACCCGGCTGACGATCCCAGACACTGTTCTTGAGCCGCGACGGTTGCGTTTTGTTCCTGACGCTTTCTTTGGTCTGCCGGTCACACTGTTGCGCGAGGATACACAGGCCTGGCAGGTATTCGAGCCACTGGTGCTGGGAGAGAGCGCCATCCCGACAGCATGGAGCGTGGCGACCAGTCCGGCGCTGGCGATCGATGTGAATACGGCCCCCAATGTTCCCGGCACCTTCGACATGATCGCATTGCAGTCTGGAAGCCCATTTGCCGTCCCGGCAAGCACCCTTCTCGGCGTTCCTGACGACTTTGCGTGGGTAGTCAAGTTCGGAGCATTGGCGGACCTCCTCAGCCGGGATTCCGAGGCTACGGACAGGCAACGGGCTGCTTACTGCGCCTCGCGATATACCGAGGGAATAAAGATCATGCAGAAGAGTAACTGGATGCTGCAGGGTGCGGTGGATGGTCGACTGGCTGAAATCGTCGCACTCGATAGCCTGGACCGCTACGAGCCGGAATGGGAGCGGCAAGTGCTCTGGTCCACGCTGGTAGTGGCAGGGACGGATTTTATGGCCCCCTGCACAGTGCTGGCCACTCATGGAATCACGGCAACCCTGATCGGGAATCAGCCGGTGCCGTCAGCGGATACCGAGTATCTTCAGATCCCCCGCGACGTCTACGACGCTGTTCTTGGCTATGCGCTGCATCTCGCTGCATTCAAGCTGGGTGGCACGGAGTTCTCCGACACGGTGCCGCTGGCTAAAAACTTCTTCGACCTCGCGCAGAAGGAAAACAAGAGGCTGCAGAACATGGCGTTGTTTGCAGACGTGCTTGAGGAAGAGGGACGTCAGGAAAGCCTGGTTGTGGAGAGGTACTGATGGCGACGACGACCAAGGAATTTGTGCGTGACAAGGCGGGAGAGAAACTCGATTTTCATGGAATCGATACCGTGCATCCGCCCGATGCTCTGGTCCCCGGAAAGTTCCCCTACGCGAAGAATATCCGGCGCTATTTGAAGGGCGCAGTGATCGGGCGCATGCTTTTGACGGCTCCAGTTGAAACGCTTCCTGCGGCAGTTCACTCCATCCGTCGCCTGAATGACCTGACTCCGGCTGGGCCGGTCGGCGGTTACCAACTCATCGAGGGAGCGGCAGACAAACTGTATGCGGGAGCCACGCAGGTAGCCACAGGGCTGAGTGGCAAGAGCCTGTCGCTGATTCCGTTCCGGCCCAATACCAGCGTTCAGCCATGGATGTATGTAGGCGATTCGGTCAAGATGCTGAAGGTGCGTTCCGACGGACTCTGCTACAAGATGGGCATCATGGAACCACAGACGGCGCCAGACATCACCACCAACAATTCAGTCACCTCAGAATCGGGGCTTTATTTTTCTGCACAATCCATTCCCTGGACAAACGCAGGCGGTGTTAATCCTGATCACAATTACGGTCATACCAACAAGAACGATGGAAGACCGCCGGTAATTATTGCCTGTTCCGTACCAGGAGCTTCGCTGGTCGTCACGGTGACCGGATCGGCGACCGTGAATGGAGCCACTCATGCTCCGGGGGATGCGGGATCTGTAACTAGCGCGTATCCGGGCCAATTCGTTCTCGGAGGGTCAGCCTCAATAATTGTGGCGGCATTTACGGATGGCGCTGGCAACGTGTTGCCGGCAGGCGGGAAATACCCCAGCGTAGTCTCGATTGGCGCATCGGCTACTTTGACCGTGCCTCCGGGAGCACTGCAATTGCAGGTTGGCATCAACAGTTCCGGCAACACCTTCAATGCCAATGGGGGCAACTTTACGCTGGGTTGGACGATGACCGTGAGCGCGGTCGCGCCGGTCACCAGCTTGGTGGGGTCAGTGATGGCCTACTACTGGGGAGATTCCCCACACAGCGGTCCGGTGGCGACCTATATCTGGGGCAATCCTAGTGATACAGGCGGGAGTTCCAGCTATTACCGCACCATCTCAGACGCTGCGGGAAGCCTGGCAGGAACGTCCCTTCTGTTCGATACGCTGCCCGGGGGCGGAAGTCCCTCGGCGCCGTTTATGTGGTCAACAGTAAACGCCAGCGGGATAGAGTCAGGAACCATTCCGCTATTTTCGCCGGCACTGGAACCGGAGGGTTATCAGGACTTCAACTGCTGCATCGTCGGAAACCTGTTCATTCCTCAGGCGGGAACTTATCACTTTCAGATGACCTACAAAGATGCCGTGATGTGGGGTGTGGGCAACGGAGCTACCTGGTCGGGAATCCACACCATCACCGGATACTACGGACAGACGATGACAGTTGTCAGTGAACTGCCTCTGGCTGGCAATGCTGTTGGGGGCACGGGAACGCGAGCGACCATGACCGTCGACATCACTTTTCCTGGGCCGGGAACCTATCCCATCGAGATTGATTACGACTACTGGTATCACTCCGACCGCACCTTGCAACTGATGATTTCGCCCACGCCCGGAGCGACTCCCGGCATCCCGCCGCCGCTGACTAAAAACGTACGCGAACAGGTGCAATATCGCTATGTGTATCGCAGCACCGCAACCGGTGCCCAGTCCAATCCCTCACCCGCATCGACAGCTCTGGAGCTGGCGGTTGTCGCCAACCAGGTCGTTTCTTATTTCTCTTCCGATCCTCAGGTAGATGTGGTGGATTATTACCGCATCGATTTGTTCACGGCGGACTATACCTATATCGGCACGGGACCAAACGACAATGCAGGGGCGGGTGGAACTAACACCCCCATTGTGGACGAGTTGCTGGATACGGAATTGGGAAACAAGTTGCTCGAATACGATAATTTTGAGCCTTTCCCATCTATCGACCTACCCCGCAAAGGAACGGTGAGCATCAATTCCGGGTTCGTTAGTTGGAATAGCGGAGACGGGTTTAATACCCGCTGGTTGCCGGGGACAGTGATGCTGATCGGTTCGCCAAATTCTGTGCCTTACATACTCAGCACCAGACCCTTAAATGCAACTCAGTTGCTTTTGACCGGGGTGCCGGACGGAGATAATTTGCGTTACGAGATCGCTGAGCCGCTTCTGGCAGCCCAGCCGCTTCCGTATCTGTTTGGTCCCACCGACAACATCAACTTCATTTTTGGGGTGGGGGATCCACTGCGCCCGGGAACGCTTTACTGGTCGAAGGGCAGCAATCTTGATTCGGCCCCGGACACCAATCAGATGGACGTCACCCATCCCAGCGAACCTCTCCAGAACGGGTGCATGGCGGCTGGCCGCGGCGTGTTGTTTTCGACGGAGAGAGGCTGGGTGATCCTGCCCAACTTCTTTAATGCTCAAGCGACGGCGGAGGGAACGATTGGCAGTACCTGGACGCTTCAGGAGACGGGCATCACGCGAGGACTCTATATGCCTCGCTGTCTGGCTATGGATGGGGGCGGCAACGTGTTCTTCCGGGCCAAGGATGGCATCGAGATATCGCCCGGAGGGATGGGATCGAAGTCTATTACCGACGAGGACGTCTACAACCTCTTCTCGCACGAAGGATCGACTCCTGGACCGGTGATGCTGGCAGGTCATGTGATGTTTTATCCGCCCGACGATACCAAACCGGACGCGCAACGCTTGTCCTGCGCCCGAGGCTACCTGTACTACGACTATCAGGACATCAACGGAAACTCGAGTACTCTGGTTTTTGATATCGCTGCCATGGGATGGGTTGTGGATCAGTACCAATGGCCTGTGGCGGTCCATGCTCTCGAAGAGGGTCCGAATATCAATACAACTCTGGCTGGATGCACGGACGGCAGTGTTCGTCGCTTCGCTACAACTGGCGCGGAGACCACCAGCGGATGCACGCTTCTGATGCCTTGCGATAACGCCGGAGACGTTCGGGCACCTAAGAAGTGGGGCGATCTCTACGTGGAGGTTCAGTAATGCCGATCGTCGGTCCCCTCGACATCAACGTCCTGACCGGGCTTTATAACAACAATGTCGCCGAAACCGACATGTCTACCACTGTTTCCACAACGGAAGGGCGAACTGCGATCGTGATCGATTTCAAGCAGGGCGCCGGGTTGATTTCCCGCGATCTGGAGACGACCTTCACCTGGCCTCTGACAGCCGGGACCATCCTGTACATCTGGCAACCCTCAGTTTTTCCCTTGCCGGAAACGACGACTAACAGGGCATCGGACTGGACGGATGGCGGATCGCCGACGGAGAAGTTTATTCAGGGCTATTCGATCGAGGCGGATTCTTTCAATGTGCCGAAGACTCTGCAACTCCAGTCGGCGGACGATCTCAGCATCCACACCTTCAACGAAACGCCGGTAGCCTTCAATGGCCAGAGCCGGAAGGTGTTCTCATGTTCGCCGCCCTTCATTGCTCATTCGGTGCGCCGGTTGAGCGACGACGGGGTGCCATGGCAAGTGTTCAGTGAAAACCTGATCTTCGAGCCTTTCCCTGAGGCGGCCATGGCGTGGCAGACGGAACTAAGTACGCTGGGGATGGTGGGCTGGGCGCATTTGAGGGAAATGAATCTGGCCCACATCTCGACAGCGGACCTGACGCTGATCCTGACGTTTGATTCCTGGCCCACGATCGTTCTGAGCATTCCGAACTCCGGTGGATCGCAGCAGAAGGTGAAGGTGATGCCGCCCATCAACAAGTGGAAGCTGATCGCCTTCGGGGCGACCTCGGCGCAACCGTTCCGTATCTTTGTGGAAGACATCGAATGCAAGGTTGGATTCTGGGGCCGGACGGTGCAGTACGAAGTCCTGCATCCATTCGGCGGTCAATCGAGTGCCGGAGCGGTGGTGTAAATGCCTAGCCAGACGCCAGTCTCATTCCGGTTTCCCTTCGATCTTGATGGCAAGGTCGATCCCGAAGTGGTACAGGCGCACCGCTACGCCTTTCAGGGCATCCTGGACCTGAACAATGCGGTGACCTCGCTGAAGTCGCAAGTCGAAGGATTGAAGACCCCGACGACGGCACCGCAAAACAATCTGGCTGGCGTGCTGGCGGAGGTAGCCGGGACCAAAAGATTCGTGTCGGGTTTCGGGTATGTGAACAACCAGAGCGCCGCGCACGAATACATGACCACCGTGCGGGATCTGGGAAAGCTGATCGTGTTCAAACCCGCAGCGCCGATGGTCGTGACTCTCGATACGGGGATCAGTCCTCCCTGGTTTTCTCTGATCACCAATCTAGGGACTGGCGATGTGATGCTGGTTCCACTCTCGGGAACGATTAACGGAAATCTATCGGCGATCATAAGCACCGGGGGATTTGCGCTGGTGTTCTTCGATGGCGCCAACTTCTGGGGAGTGGGAACGCTGACTTAATTTAGGGGTAGAATCGGGCGTAACCGGAGGTACTGAATGTTCGGCATCGGAATGGGTCCAGACAGCAACGAACAAAATGCCTTCGGGGCGCTCAAATCCGGGGCCGGATTCGCGACCGGCCTGGGCGAAAAGAATTTGACGACTGCGTCCAACTTCATGGGCGATATTGCCAGTGGCGATGCTTCGAGAATCACGCAGGCGTTGGCCCCGCAGATCAGCGCGGCCAAGCAATCGGCCCAGCAGAACACTGCGACGGCGGCCCAGTTCGGCACCCGCGGCGGGGGCACCGGAGCGTTCACGGCCAGCACTAATGACCGGATCCATGCGGGAATCACCAACCTGATCGGAAGCCTGACTGGTGGAGCGGTTTCAGGACTGGGAACCATGGGCGGAAATCTGATGGGTCAAGGCCTGACTGGAACGCAAGCCGAGTTCGGAGAAGCTAACACTCTGCACCAGCAGAGAATGGCTCAGATCAACGACATCTTCAGCAGTGCCGCAAAATTGGCTGGTCCGGTGGCGGGAGCTGTGGGAGCGGGATTCGATGCGTTGTCGCAAGTCCCGGGAGACTTCTTCGACAAGGCGGGTAACTTCATGGGACAGTTCAGCGGCAGTCCCGGGGCGAACTAAGGAGTACCGGCTATGAGTTCGTGGGGCCAAAATTTGATGGAAGGATTTGCCGACGCTGCCGGTGCCAACGATGTTGTGCAGCGCATGGAAGATCAGAAAACCAGGGCGCGTTTCTGGTCGGACATGCAGCGCAACAATGAGTTGCAGCAGAACCAACAAGCCTCGCTCAATCTTACTGGCGCATTGCGAACCGGTCTTCACCCAGAGACTGGAGAACCGCTCACGCCTGAAGAAAAGCAACAGTTCACTCAACAACTAGGCTTGCTTGATGCCCGGAACAAGGATCTTTTTAATAACAGTATTCCGGTGAATGCGGTGGGGCCGAATGTTGGTGCCGCCCTGAAGACTATGCCGCCGGAGACACCCTCCACGACGGTTTCTACGGGTGGGATCACGACTCCCACGGGAACCGTTCCCGGGACGCCTACGACGGTGACTCGGCCGCCTGTGGTGAAAACTCAGGATCAGCAACTGGGGGATCTTCGCAGCATGGCGCGGACTCAGGCTACGCCTCTCCCTCCCAACGAGTTTGTAGACTTACGGCGAAAAATGATGCTGGCAGGTAAGTCTCCCCAGGAGATCAACGAAGCCGTTAACGATTTGATCACCAGAACGACGACCTATAGAGGCTTTGCTCAGATGAATAAGCCGGTTTCGCTCACCTTGGATGATGGAACAGTGGTGGCGGGATTTGCCGATGAGCGTAACGCGAGATATCTTGATGCAAACCAAAATGAATTTCCGCCCGGGGTTCATCCAATGCTCACCGGCACCACGACAAAGGCTACTGCGACTCCGCAGTCGTGGATTGACAAAGATGGCAACTCGTTTACAGCGATCTACAATCCGACCACGAAGCAATTTGAAGATCTAGCCACTAATAAACCCATCCCGGCAGAGAAGTGGCAGGGAGCCAAAATGGACCTCACCCAGAAGATGCCGTTCAAAAAGGGTTGGGGCCGGGACGAAAATGGGAAGCTGTATTCCTATCGTCTCGATGCGAACAATCAGGAAGTAAAGGATTCGCGGAATTTCAACGACCTTCCTCCGGGGTTTGCGGGTGCAGGTATGGTTACCACCACTCAGCATCTGACTTTCGATCAGGACAACAATCCGGTCTTCTACAACACCACCAGCACTAGGACGCCCACAGGCAGAGGCGGGGGCGAGGGGCCGGCTCCCACGACGGCACCGGGAGCGGGGACTCCAACCGGAGGTGCTGCCGCTCCGTCTCTGCCCAGCGGGACTCTGCCGGTCGGATTTAAGAAAGCGAATCCGGTATACAACAAGGCTTTGAATGATTACAACGAAGCTTTTGCGACCGACAACTTTGCGCAAAGAGCGTTGGTCTCGCAAAATCCTGTGGAGCAACGCTCTCTGGCCATAACCCTGGCCCGGACAATGGGTAAACGTTTCAGTCTGGCAGAGCTGTCGCAGTTCACCACCAAGATGGGAGTGGAGAATAGCGTTGAAGGATTCATCAAGGGACTCGAGAGTGGACAGATGCCTACAGGGGTTCTTCAGTATCTCGTGCAAACGGCTCATGACTATATGCTCACGAAGAAAGCTGAACTAGATGTGGCTCGAGGATCTCCCGCACCGTCTGCTGTACCATCTCCAACTGGCGGCACAAACGCACCTCCGCCGCCGACCGGTGGTGCTATCGTCTATCCACCCGGCTACACGCCTAAGGCAAAGAAATAGTCATGGCTGATCCACAGACTGCAACCGCTCCCGCACAACCGCAAGCTACCGGAGCCACGTTCGATCCGTTAGGGACTGTTCGGACTCAATATCCGGCCATGAAGGATGAACCTGACGAGGACGTTCTCAACTATCTCGGTCAGCCATCGAACTTCCGTGCCGCGTTTCCGAAGTATGCCCAGATGCCGGATGAAGACATCAGGGACTACGTCGACACCCAGCGCCATCAGATGTATGCCGCCAACCCGGGCTTGCTTGCCGCCAATCCCAACCAAGAACCCACCTATCCAATGACCGGCCCCGACAAGAAAACTGTTTACCAAATCCCCTACAACAAGGTGGGCTACGCTCTCGGGAATGACTACGCGGCATCCGCAGACACGCTGCAAAAGTTCGCTGCCTATCAAGCGGCAGATCTCGCCAATCCAAACGTGCCTCACGGACAACCGCAGTTAACGTCCTGGGCTACGCCGGAAGGCAAGCAGTTCATCGGCCAGCCGCAGACTCCGTATCAGGACATCCCCGCTTTCCAGAACCTCGGCACGAGGATCAACAACTGGTTCATGAACGTGACCCAACCGACTCCCGACAATCCCAACACCACAGCTCCCGCCAACGCCACGCCTCAACAGGCTATCGATGCGGCCTGGAATGCGGGGGCGAATGCGTTGAACGTCGGGGGCAACATTGTCAAAAGTTTTGCGCGTGGGATGTACGGACTGGCCGGAATGCCAGCGCAGGTCTACGACATAGCCACAGGGTTGATGTCGAGCGATCCGAAGGTCTCCGAGGAGGCGGAAACGCAACTGCTGGCCATGCATCCCGGGGCACAGGCCTATGACCTCATCAAGGAAATCGACGATGCATTGAGGACCGGCACCCAGCGCAAGGAGATGGTTGAAGACATCATCGGCAAAATCTTGAGCATGGGGGCGAGTGGGAAAGTTATCGAAGGGGTCGGCAACGTTGGCGACACCGCACTGAACACCGCCGGAAAACTTGTTGGCAAGGTGCCGGGAGTTCGGTCGGCACTTCAAAACGTCTCCGGTATCGGCACTTTTGTTGTGAGAGAGGGAGTGGAGGCGGAAGCCGCCAAGGCAGCCGCTGCCGCTGCTGCCGTGGATCAGGCCAATGTTGATGCCGTCACTGCGACGAACAAGTACAACCAGGCACAGATTGACGAAGCCAACGCTAGGAACGACACGGAACGTCAGGCGGCGGCACAGAAGACTGCGGACGCCAAAGTTGAGGTCGATAAGGCCAACCAGGCAAAAGTGGATAAGATCAGCGCGAAGAACCTGTTAGATGAAGAGCGATACAAAGTCAACGTGCAACGTGCTCAGGAAGCCGCCGACCGGAGGAATCTGCAGGCAGGTCTTGATGCCCAGAACACGCATCAGCAGACGGTAGCCAAAGTCGAGGCCGGGAATCAAACCGCCCAGCAGAAGTATGAAACCGATCTTGGTGTAGCCCAGGAAATAAACGCACAAGCGGAGAGTGTTGCCGCCGAACGGCAACGACTGGAGGCGGATCATGCTGCCAGTTCGCGGGAATACAACCAGAGGATCGATCAGGCGGAAGTAAACGCCAAGGCGGCCAACGATGCGGCATGGGATGCGTTTCGCCGGAAGACTGCCGGGGCGGAAACATCTCCCGGCCCCATCGTGGATGCCATCCATAACACCATTAGCTCTATGGATCCTCCCGATGTGGTGCAGTTCAAGAAAATTCTCAAGGAGACTCCGCCGCCACCTACCGAAGTGGAGAGACTCAAAGATGAAGTCGCACAAGGGGCAGGGGCCAAGGACTACGCCAGTGCGGATAAGAAAGTTCAGAAGATGGCCGATGAAGCTGTCACGCAGATGCAACTCGATCCTGACGCAACCAACGACTATGCCCCTGTCAACGGGAACCGGTTGCATGTGTGGAAGACGCAACTTGAGTATGCTATCCGCAAAACGCAGGGCAATGTGCAGTACGGCATCGGCAAGGTATTAGATACGGTGCGAGATACCCAGAATCAGCTTGCCGCACAGGCGGGGGCCAGTCCAGAACTAACAACCGCCCGGTCCTTGCATGGTCCCTACAAGGACACCTTTGTCAATTCGCCCAACGAGCCGCCCACTGTCGCGAGTTCCCTCAAGAGGGACGTCACCCCCGAAATGGTTAAGGCAGACAGTCTTGAAAAACGATTGGGCATGGCTGGTAACTATGATCCGCAGATTCCTGTGCTGGCTTCGCATATCCAGACTGTTGAAGCAAATCTGAAGGCGTTGAAGGATATCAAGCCTGTCGCTCTGCCGACTCCGCCGACCCCGAATGTGGCGCCCGATTATGTGGCTCCCCAGCCCAAACCGCCCAACGTCGTTAACCCTCCGAATTACCAGACGACCTATCAGCCCAAACCGTATAAGCCGGACGTACAACCCAAGCTGGTCGAACCCAAGGTGACTACGCCGGAGGAGCAGGGCGGAGGCCAGCCGCCGTATCCCGTTCAGGATGTGGACATTACCGCCATTGAGAACGGGCTTTTCAGAAAGACGCAGGTAGCTTTCAACAAATTCAATAAGTTCACGCTGCAGAGGTTAGTGAGCAGTCCCATCGGTGGTCTGCTTGGGGCCGCCGCCGGATATTCGGTCGGACATCCGATTTTAGGTGGACTGGTGGGAACGGCGGCAACGGAATACGCAATGAATAGGTTCCCGCACCTTCTTGAAACCCCAGGATTCAGGGATTACCTGCATCGTATGCCGGGCGAGGACGTTGCCATTCTGCAAAGGGTCGATAACGCTCCGCGAATCCAAATCATCAATAGTCTGAATCAGGCCATAAGCCAGGCCGCCGCTCAGGGCAACCCCATCAAGGTCTCGCCAGACCTGGCTCTGTTTCTTGCTCAGGGAGCTGGAGTCGGAGCCGGGAACGTGACACGCAACCTGCAAGCCATCCGCGACAAGCATGTGCGGGAGATGAGGACGCCTCCTCCGGTGCATTGACCATGCAACCCAGCGCCGACAGTCTCCAGTCCCACGACCGTTGCCCCCGCAAGGCCTTCTACGAAAAAACCTGGGTGCGGCAGACGGTGTCTCCGCTCCACGCCCTCTACGCCGCGGTCGAACATGGGCTGACCTGTGAGGAAAAGGATCCCGGGATCGCGGCCGGCGACCGGATCATGACTCTGGCCGCCGAACGGGGACTGGCCGTTCCTGCCAACGACCAGTACACGGTCGCCGAACACTATGCCGCCCTGGCCGACTTAATTACCTTCACAATTCGCACTGGCGCCCCGTGGAGGCGTCCAGAGCCAGTCAGGGTGGGTAAGGCCGTCTGGGAGCCTTCCTGCTTTCTGGCGGCCTCAGGAGCGCGATTAAAGCGCATTGTATTAGTGGATCGCTGGAGCGATGAGCGGACCCTCTCCGAAAGCCATTCCTGGAAATCGGTGGGCGAGGCCGAAGCCTACTGTCTGCCCATGACCCAGACGGTGGTGGTGATCGGCCAGCACCGCGAAGGCCGGCGGCATTCACCCTGGTCCAAGGCTTGGATCCATCCGGTTGTAACTTCCCAAATCAGAATGAGAAAAAGGTCGGGAGAACCCTTCAGCGGGAAGTGGCGGCAGATCTGGCGCGAGGATGAGGACTACAACCGGGAGACGTGGCTCGAGGCCATGACCTCGGACGGCATTCTGGGCGACGTGCTTTTCGAGACCGAGGTGCCGGTGCCGGAAGGCGCGGGAGCGGGGAAGATCCGGCGCCTGATGGAGCGCAAGCTGATGGATGTCGAAATCACGAAGGTGCTGCCCGATCCGCGTCCTTCGGTCTGCGACTGGCCGGTTCCCTGTCCCTTCAACTGCTGGAGCTTCGAGCAGCCGTCGGAGCGCAACGGGTTCGTGCGCCTTAGTGAATTGTCGGAGAATCGCCTTCGAGTTCCCCAAACAGATCTCGCAACTCCAGAACAAGTTTAGTTACGGCACGTTTTGCCTCGGTTGAGTGTTTATCGGCGCGTGCGGCAATTGCGTCTATCCGTTTTGCGTTGTTTCTGCGGATCAGGTTCAGGCGTCGGGTGGTGTCTTCATAGAGGATTTCCATCTCCTCGCTATGTTTTCGCGCCTGATTTTTCTGGCTTCGTTTGCAGGATTCGATCTTCCTGGCCAGTTCTGTCAGTTCAGCAAAAACGGTTTTAAAATTTGTTGCACATACTGCATCCACTCGGTTGAGCTTGTTCTCAACATCCTCCAGTCGCGTGTTGCCGAAATGATGTGAAATGGGCCAGTTCCAATCCAGACGGCGGATGAGCTTTGTGTCGTTGTAGCGAGGCATAAAGAATTCCTCCAAGGTATAAATTACCTCAGATGGTGGTGGGATTACCACTGGCCGGATCGCTTACCCGGATTCGATGGGCGAAAAATAATTTATAGGTGTGTTCACAATGGCGGATGAAGAAGTGCCGTTTTCCCATATCGGGCCACTTTGCCACGCCCAGAGCATCGATTACATGAACCAGCAATCCATCAAGATCCTCAGCGTCCACGTATCGCTTGCAGGTCGCGCAAGCCGCCCAGTAGTCGTAGCTGGCCAGCGCCGCATTCGTTAGCCCCTCCGGGGTCACAAACATTATCCCGACGTCTTTAGACGCGGAATCGAAGTCGCAGCACTGGTAGCGATGGACCACGTTGGGACTGCTGCAGAAATCACACTCGTCCATTGGAACCCTATCAACTTTCCTCGCCCTGCACCTTGCCATCCTTGATCACTTCGATCATTGGATGGTGGGCGCGACCACGCTTCTCGGGTCGTTGTTGAGACTTCTTGATCATGTAATCGAGTAGCTCTGGAGTGAGATCGTTTGCATGGGCGATAAGCTGATCCTGCAGCCATCCGGCATCGGGCGTGTATGCGAACAGGACTTCCTTGCCGGGACTGTGGGCGAACTGTCCAGCCTTCACCGCCTCCAGATTCTCCGGTTCCAGAATGATGATGTGCTGCCCGTTAATGGTATTAAAGTAGAGCATCCCGTTCTCCTTGCCTTAACGATGAGGGACAGTGGGTCACCATCCCGCCCTTGCGCTCCACCCACACCTTGAAGCGGTCTAGTCGCGCCCCGATGAATTTCTGGAATACCGGGGCAGCGTTGGTGATCACATTGCCGGTGACCACCACCCCGGCGCAGATCGATCCCAGAGTGACTCGATAGGTTGACTCACTGTAGGGACCGTTCATCAGTTCTTCGCGCCCCTTCGTGTAGCTATGATTAGTTCCCGTGACAAAGCTTGTTCAACCTCGATTTGCTGCGCTACCAGTTTCGCCTTGTCCCAATCCTGTTCTTTGGTGGGATGATCTTTGTACCAGAATTCAGCCACAGGCTTGTCGCAAATTTCGCAGCGGCGACCGATAATCTGTTGTTCGATCTGGAACTCGATCAATGCTTTTATCCCAGCCAGCGCCTCAGTGGGTGAAATGATCTGGTCGTCGTAGAGGATTCCGTAGATGGCGTGACGGGGTGGACCGCACAGGCATTGCAGCATGTGGATCATCTGGCTACAACGCCCTTCTCATGTCCTCAGCGGATTCGGAGTTGATCTCGCCGGTCTGCCTTGCTCTCTCGCGAAAGGGAGCGACAGAGGTAATCGAAGTCACAGCTTGAGCAGGGGCCAGCCCCCCAGTCAACGGCAGGAATGAAGTCGTGATCTGGGGTTGGGGTTTGCCTTCGATCTGGGCGATGAGAACCAGGCGGTACTGGACCTCGGACTCCACCCGCTGGAGACGTTCCTGCGCCTCGGCAACAGCTCCCTGTGCGCTCCGCTGCATCGAGGTAGCTCGAAGCAGTTCCTCCTGTGCCTGAGACCGGTGAGAGACCCATTCAAGGATCTGGGACTGGAGCGCCAGTACCGTCTCGCTGGGCGGCTGGTGACGGGTGTAGGAGCGCCGCGGCTTCGGGGCCGGGACCGGGTTGGGCTGGACTTCGGCGGGAGTCGGTTTCGGTGCGGGAGAGCGTTTGGTCATGATGTCCTCACTTTCGGAATAGTAGTCTGAAGTGGCTAAAAGTGTAAGGGGTCGCTTGACGAATCGGCGGCTTTTCAGGTCTGCGCTTGATATGCCAGCCGTGTCAAGTGACGGTGTCGCGGGAAGCCTTAAAATCCATTGTCCGGTGGAAACGATTTTGTCCGGTAAAACACCCCGTAGAGGGCGAAATGGGGCACTTTAGCCGCACTAGGCGCACAGGCTGCATTCGATGTAAGCTATTGATTTTTAAGCTATCTTATTGATAAATAAATCACTTTGATTAAGTTAGAGAGGAGAGGGCGAGACTTTATTTTGGCGTTTCTAAGTTGCTGAAAAGGAACATCTTAAAAATCGCGTTTTCCCGTTGTCCCGTCATTGTCCCGTAAGGGATGATAAAATGGCCCTGAAAGGACCAAACAGTGGCCAACCTGAAAGTGAAACTGATGTGGATGTGCAAGACCGAAACCGGCTGGCGCCGCTTCCCGGTGATCATGGGCAAGAACGGCAGCGTCAAGCCCCATGCCGTGGTGGCCGGTGGCCAGACCCGCCTCTACCCCGAAGGGCATTTCGAGATCCGCTGGTACGAAGGCAGCAACAAGAAGTACGACAATGCCGGGTTGAGCGCCCCCGACGCCCTCCTCAAACGCGCCCAGAAAGAACAGGAGCTGAGGGTCCGCAGTCAGGCCCGGGAAGCCGGACTGATGATCGTCGAACCGGTGTCGGTCGGCAGCGACGGGAGAGTGCGGAAACCCATCCAGAGCGAATTCGACGCCTTCATCCTCCACGTCGAGTCCAAAGGATCCCCGGTCGCGGCCCGGGCCTATACCCTCGCCATCGATGAGTTTCTGACCGTGCCTTCGGTCGCCGCCAAGCAGTTCATGGATCAACTCTCGCGCTCCGACATGGATGCCTACATGACCCTGCTCCGCAAGCGGGGCTGCAGCGACCGCACGGTGAAGAACCGCTTTGTGAACGTCAAGGCGTTCTTCATCTTCGCCGGTCTCAACCCGCGCCTGACCGGCTCCCAGGCACTGGCGCTCGAAGCCCCCAAATTCGAGAAGCGCACCGTGTCGGTCTACGACCCGGAAGATCTGGCCCTCTTCTTCGCGGCCATCCTGAACCCGCGTTTCTTTGCCGCCTGTCAGATCATGCTCAACTGTGGTCTGCGCGACAAGGAGATGCGCTACCTCGAATGGCGCAACGTGCATCTGCACGGCCAGCATCCCCGCATCCACATCGAGGGAGATGAGAAATACCTGTTCAAGGTAAAGAAGAGTGAACAGCGGGACATTCCTCTGCGCGAAGACTTGCTTGAGTTTCTGATTGACTACCGCAAGCAGCACCCCAGCGACAGTCCTCTGGTTTGTCCCACGTCGAACGGTTGTCCGAATACCCGCCTGTGGTTTCATGTGAAGGCCGCGGCGCGACGGGCGGGATTGAATTGCGGCTCATGCGCGGCTTGCCGGGAACGGGACGAATGCGAGGCGTGGTATCCGCACAAATTCCGCGCCACCTTCATCACCGGCTGCCACGAGGTGATGGGGCTTCGCAGCGTGATGAAGCTGTCCGGGCATTCCACGCTGGGATCGGTGGAACGCTACCTGTCTCCGGCCAGAGACTCGATCATCCGCGAAAAGCTCAACAAGGTGAAGTTCATCGCCTGAAAAGAACGAGGGTCCGATCAATTCGGACCCTCTCTACAACCCCTCCCCGCGCTTGCTAGCGGTCAGAGCACTCAGGCCTCCTTCTGCGGTGGGCTGTATTCCTCACTCCCTGTCATCGATAAACACAAAAGTTTTTCTGTTCGATACCTGGAAGGCCTCAAATTCTTCGTTTCTCATTATCAATTCCCCGCACAAGGCGGGGGTGACATCCCGCCATCTCACGAAGACCCGGATGTGGGTGTGTGCGCCTCGAATGTCCCAGCGGAAAATAAATCTCGGCATGGCTTCCCATCCAATTCCGGCAAAACTGAATTCAAACTGCGCGGGGCGGGACTTCCCCCATTTTGAAAAGTCCCACCCTGCCTCGCTCCGTGGATCACAGTGGCTCGACCCACGGAACTCTCTATTGGTGTTGCCGTTTGATCTCCGCGAACACTTCGTTGACTGCCTTGGTCAATCGTTCCTTGCTGACTTCGCTCATGAGGTTGCCATCGATCTTGACAATGCGGGTGGCGATCCGGCGCAACAGGGGAGGGATCTCGCTCCCGTCGACAGCGATGACGATCAGTGGCTTGCCCAACAGCACCGCCGCGCCCACCTCCAGACACATCTTGGGATCCACTTTGCCGTGGCAGAACGCGATCACCACCGCTGATTGTTCTATTCCCGGGAGGACCGTTACCCGCCATTCTTCGAGGAACTCTTCTACTTCCCGGTCGTCATCGTGGATTGCCATGTTGTTTCTCCGATTCTGGCCAGCTAAAGCAATTCGGGCATACGGTGTGTAGGTGCAGACTGTAAACCGCACCGCATCCGGCGCAGACCCGCTGCAGGGGCTCGTGCTCATGGTTCTTGGTCGGTGCCGGATCCAGCAGTCCGCACCCGTCACAACGGTAGAGAGCTTTGCCGCTGTTGGTGGTCTGGTTGGTCAGGTGCCAGGTCATGATGCCTTCTCCCGGCGGATCGCCGGCAGCCACTTCTTGAATTTTTCCTGCTTGCGGCGGAGATCCTCGATCCCTCCCGGCTCCAGACGCGCTATCGCTTCGAGGGCACCGATGCCGCCGTCAATTGACTCCTCGACCTCGTCCCGGGTCGCTGGCCGTCCCTGGCAGAACCATTCCACTCCCGCCGGCCGTCCCATGAGGATCAGCGGTCGCCCCTTGTCGTCGGGGAAGACTTCGTACTCCCGCGTAAACCAGAGCATGGTGACGCCGGGGTTGCGGGTAATCGCCATGCCGGGGGCGAGGTCGCGACTCTTCTGGTTGTTCACAAGGTCGTCTTCCCGGCGCACCATGTCGGGCCGAGAAAGGAATGGGCAGTTACGCGCCGACCAGCGGGCGCAATCCGGGTTTGAGGGTGGTTCTGAGGAGGTTCGATTTATGCCGCACATGGGGCCGGCGACGAAACAATAGACCCCCTTGAGCGGGTTGCCGCACACCCAGCACAGTTTTTCCTTGATGGCGCGGACATACTTGCGCCCATCCATGGCTCGAAACTCGGGCCGGCCATCGATCCAGTCCACAAACCAGGGAACGCAAAATCCTCGCTCATCGACAGGCAGGTTCTCCATCAGTTTGGGCAGCGGTTCCAGTTCCGGCCTGAGTTTGGTCTCGGTCGTCATTGAGTGTCTCCTGTCGTGGATCGATGTGGAATTGACCGCACAAGCCACAAAAGTGTTGGCGGATGTCTTCAGGATGATACGAACGTGCGCCACAGCGCAAACACAGGATCGACTGGCCATCAGGCGCGATCAGGTAGGTCTTCATTTTCATCGCTCCTTTCACATCCATGATTCCACGATTTCAGGCCGGTCCTGCTGGTCGCGGGGCATGTGAACTGCGTAGGGCGGAATTACTTTTCGGGCTTCCTTCAGGGTGGGGAACTGGCCCAGATGCCGTCGCGGACCAGCGTCCTGATGCGAATGCTGGGTGACTGTGTATTCCTCAACTTCGTAAAGATAATTGCCGTCCCGACTGATAATCCACAAGCTCACCAGGGGTTCCAGATGTTCTTGCGTCATGCTGCAGCTCCAGAAAAACGCTGGTTCTAACCCAGCCACAAGGAACGCCCAACTGGCGCTCGAAAGTTGAGGGGATCGAGCGTGAATCCGGCGAGTAAAATCCTTCTATCGCACAACGCAGTCTAGGGAAACGAAATAATTTCTCAAACCGATAACTTTGCCTCTTGTTTGCCGGGGCTTTTGATCCGTATCAATTTACTGCCTGTTTTCTGGATTCGTCAAGTTGATTGTTTCTTTTCGTAAATCCGCCACTATTTCCGCATGGCCGGTGAGGGCGTCCTCGCGGGAGTGGTAACGCTGCATCCTGACCACGCGATCATCCTTGTTGAAGACCGCTGTCTCCCAGAGGATAGGTTTGTACCTCAGCGGATCGGTCATGGGAACGTAGCTATGGTCGAGGGCCAGAAAGACGGTCGAGACCTGGCAAGAGCCTAAGTCATCGAATGCCACGCGGCGTTGCTCTAAACTGGTCCCTAACCATTCTCCCCATTCAAGCAGGTCGGGGGCCGGAACGGGCTGGCCGTCCTTGTCGAGGACGTACCGGCCCAGCCAGGAGAAGGTGTCATTGAAGGGTAGCTTCCTCATAACCTTAAAGTGTATTCCCGGGTTGACGCGGGAGCGTGGTCGCGATTACAACACAATATACTCCGTAGTGAGAGGTAAAAATGTTACCAAAACTATTAAAGTGCGACCTGTGTGGTAAGGAGTACAAAGCGGCTACCGGGCTGGGAATTCATAAGCTCAGGGCGCACGGCATCCCGGGAGTTTCCAGATCCTCCGGGGACTACCATAAGCAGAAGGCTAAAAAGCAGACGGCCAAGGCCCAGTTCGCGTGCGATCTGTGTGATCGGACGTTTCCCCGCAACAGCGAGTTAGGAAGACATAAACTGGCCAAGCACGGCATTCCCGGTATGACTTATTCGTCCCAATGGCAACGCCGAAAGAACGAAAAGCTGAAGCAGGAAGCGGCTCTGGCCGCCCAATCTCACTCCACCCCAACCCCCAAGGAGAACATCCATGCCCTCACCGTCCCCCCGGCGAAACTCGGACGTCCACGCAAGCAGAAAAACATCACCGTCAACCACCACCAAACCATCATTGCAGTTGGTCCACTCGAATCAAGTTATGAAGGGCCCGCCGCCATTGCCGTCGGTCGATTCCAAGAAGTATGCCGAAGCCTTGCGTATCAATACGAGCTTCCTGAGAAGCTGTTTGCCGCCCGGGTCACGGAGCTTCTATACGCCACGCAAGTACGGTAACCACATGGGCGTTCCCTGCGTCTGCCCGGACTGCGGGGCGCGGCCCCCGAAGCACATTGCCGCGTGGAATCGCTGGAGATGGCAGACCTTTCATGCCACCCTCGTCCATGCCCACAAGCGCATCGAGCAGGTCGGCGAGGAATGAACCTCAGGCGCGGCATCTACAAGCTGCAGCGCCCTCTGTCGTCCAACCAACCCAATCCCCAGATCCTGGGTTACGACAGAGGGAGAACGAGAGAATTTTTCATCGATTGCGAAGAGGCCATGATGCGCCTGTTTGGCGAACGACTGAAAATCTATGTCGAGGGAAGCTTCGATGAAAAAGGGTTCCTCTACATCACGAGAATCGTCAGAGATCAGGACTGGTGAGAGGAAACTGAAAGAGGGAGTCTACTACTTCACCCCTCCTAATCGGCATGGTCAATGGATCTGGGTTGAAACTAGTCCCGGTGCAACGTGGGAAACCGATGATGAAGCGGAGCGGTACTTCCAGCAACGGGGATATCCGACGATGAGGGTCACGATCAGGGAGGGTGGGACATGAAGTCTGAACACTTTTTCGTCACCGGCATTGTCGCCCAGCGTGACAAAAAACCGTACATCCAACTAGCCACCGAACATGGCATGGTTGCACAGTTCACCATGAGCGAGGCTCGTCAGATCGCCATGGACATGCTGGTGCAGGCCTCGCGGACAGAGATGGACGCCATGTTCTGCGCTTTCATGATCGATAAACTCGAAGCCCCGGAACAGGCGGTGAACGAGGCCATGATGTTGTTCCGTGACTACCGCGCCTCACTCGATGACGAGACTGTTGAACACGATCACCGCATACCACCGAAGAACGAGGAGAGCGATGGGTAAATTACACGCATCAGTCGATCCACTGGATGGGTAGCTCGATGAAGTGCCGCTGGTCGAGCGGCTCTACTTCGATGGCCTCTTTGAATGAACGGGCGTTCCTCCAGTCGTTGCCGTTGAGCTTGGCCCTCTAGGCGGTATAACACCAGGCCATCGAGTCGGCACTATAGAGCAGGGAACGGATGACCCCGGACTCGAGCGAGGTCCGCTTCAATCCGAAACCGTGCAACCGCAGATCCGGCCTCCTGAGCCGGATGGCGACCAGAACATCGCGGACCTTGAGCGGCGTTCCATTCCTCTTGCACACCGAACCGACGCCCACCCACATGTTCTGCCTGAGCCGCTCCCCGTACATCTCGATGTGGCGCTGATACTCTGCGGGGTCGTATCCCTGCAGCACCGGCATGATGTACACGCCCGTGTCCTCGCGCAGCAAAGCGTCGTAGCGTTCGATGGTCAGGCGCTGGTGGTCCTCGACCGTCATCCCGGTGCGCTCGAGCATGTGGGGTTCGCACATAAAGTCCTGAGTGACAGCCGCCAGTAGCGTTCCGCAGTGCTTCCACTTCCTGATCTGAGCCGCGTACTCGCTCACCGGGAAGGGATAGCCGCCGTGCTTCTCGATAGTCGAGAACGCCCCGGAATCGAGGATCCACCGGTTGACCTTCATCGACCTGCGGCACCGCAGACGGTGGATGGAGATGAAGGCATGGTCGATGTGCCGTGCATCAGAAGGCTGGTGAAGTCCGGTGAAGAAGATCATGTGAACAAGGACTCCATGGTGCCGCACGACTGCTCCGCCGCCGGCATCGCCGTCACAGGAAGGTGCAGGGTCAGAAAGCCTTTTTTGGTGCGATAGGGGCAGCGGACAAACCCCGCCCTCAGGTAGCAGCGCCCCGGATCCCGTTTGGGACGAATCTTGGCGGCATCGATAAAAGTCACCATCGCAATTACGTTGTTGCAATGAGGACACTGAATGTAGGGCGTAAACCCCCACCACCACGAGGTCGCGGCCAGAGCTTCGCGGATCAATTGGCTGGCCAGCGGTCCCGACTCGCGCCGGAAGAGGACGTTGATCCACGCCCCCCGCCACGCATGGCTGGCGAAGACCGGCCAGGAACTAACCCAGAGGGCGGAGCCGGTGATCGAGGTCAGGACGAGGCATCGGCCCGGGGGAACGAACTGGGGACTGTCCGGCGTCTGGCGGTTGTAGTGGCGGTTGGCGATCGAGAGAGCATGCGGCTCGAAGCGACTGGAGATCTGCCACTGCATCGGCGTCACTTCCGCCGCGATGGTTTGGGAGTCAGCGTGGCGCGTCTGGTGAGCCATTCGGCCAGCGCCTTGGGATCGACGCGGACGCATTCGCCCACGTACATGCAGGGCAGACGGCGCTCTTTGGCCATGTCGTAGAGTGCGCGTTTGGAGATGCTGAGCAAGTCTGAAATCTCCGCGATCGAGTACGCGCCCCGCTTGGCCGCGATCTGCTCGATAATTGAGTTACTATATTCTTCCCCCATGGGCAGACTCCAGACCTAGAAAAATAGCACACATTTCTACTGGGCGCACAAATCGTTGACAATTTCTCAGAATGAGAATAAGTTCCTCTGTGTTCACTGGGCGCACGGGGGTGGTTATATGGCTACTATTTCCGACTTTCCGTTGCAGGCGGCTCTTGAAGTCATGGCCCCGTCGCTGCGGAATCCCGATGCCGGCCAGCGCCTGATCGCCGCCAAATGCCTCGGCCTGATGCTGGGCTACGACCATCGCTGGCGCAACGCCCCTTACCAGATCATGGACGTGGAGTGCGTCCTCACCAGCGATCTCTACAATCCTGAGACGGGAAGAAAAAGCCGGTCCTTCATTCTGGGCGGAAAGCTCGATGTCCGCGCCCTGGAGAAAGCCACCCTCGCCAAGGTGCTCTTCGATCACAAGACCTGCTCTCAGGACATCGCCGATCCCAACGCGCCCTACTGGCGGCAACTGGTGATCGAGGGCCAGGTCGATCACTACATGAGCCTGGAGTGGCTGAACGGCAACAAGGTCGACGCCGCGGTCTGGGACGTGCTTCGCAAACCGGGGATATCGCCCCGCATCCTTTCCAAGGCCGACGCTAAGGAAGTTCTCGCGACCGGCAAATATTTTGACTACGAGCTGGACAAGGACGACAAGGACATGTTCGCCGAAGAGTCGCGGGAGACGGCGCCGATGTACGCGGCCCGGTTAGCGCGGGACTCAAGCGAAGAGCGCCCGGAGTGGTATTTTCAACGCCGGCAGGTGCCGCGCCTCGATGCCGAAGTTCGCGATTACATGCAGGAAGTCTGGGGACACGGGCAGGACATTCTGGTGGCGCGGAGCAACAATCGCTGGCCGAGGAATTCCGGGGCTTGTATGCTCTACGGAACTCCGTGCAAATTTCTCAACGTATGTTCCGGCTACGACACCATCGATTCACCCAACTGGTCGACCAAGGCGTGGGTGCATCCTGAACTGCCGGTGCTTCCCGATTGCGACCGGGGCACCGACATCCTGACCAACAGCCGCATCCGCTGCTTCCAGACCTGCAGAAAAAAGCACTACTTCACCTACGAACTGGGCGTCGAAAAACTGGACGAGGAGGAACGCGAGGCCTTGTTTTTCGGCAACCTGTTCCACGCCGGACTGGAGCAATACTTTCTCCAACTGAAAGACCTCCAAGGAAAGGGGCAGTTATGACCGCCGTCGCATCCGCAGTGCGTGCTCCCCGGATACCGAATTCGGGACCAGCCGCATCGGCAGCGCGCACCTTTGCGCTCACAGACATTACCACCGATGCCCGACCTACACCCAAACGCTATGGCCTCCACGCCAAACCGGGATGGGGCAAGACGTCCTTCGCCGCCCAGGCACCCAAACCCATCTTCATCCAGACCAAGGGCGAGACCGGCCTTGAGACCCTGATCGAAGCCAGGCAGTTACCGCCCACGCCCCACTTCCCGGAGATCCTCACCTGGGGCGACCTGCTCTCGGCGCTGAAGTTTCTCCGCACCGAACCGCACGAATTCAAGACCGTGGTTGTCGACACCATGCCGGGGGCCGAAAGGCTCTGCTACGAGTACGTCTGCGAACGCGACTTCGACGGGGACTGGGGGGAGCGGGGCTTCGCCGGGTATCAGCGGGGCAGGGAAGTGGCCATGGCGGACTGGCGGCAGTTCCTGAACGATCTGGACCGGCTTCGCGAAGAGCGGGGCATGACCGTCTTCGCTCTTTTTCACACCAAGATCAAAACCTTCAAGAACCCGCTGGGGTCGGACTACGACCGCTGGGCGCCGGACATGGAGGACAAGTGCTGGGGACTGACCCTGAAGTGGCTGGACTGTGTGCTGTTCGGCAACTTCGATACCTTCGTCCACCAGAGCGGGAAAAAGGGCGAGGATCCCAACAAGAAGGGCAAAGCGGCAGACACCTCGGTCAGGATGATGTACACCGAAGAGCGTCCCGCCTATGACGCCAAGAACCGCATGGGGTTGCCGGAAGAAATCGAGATGGGAGCGAACGCCGCGGAGGCCTGGGGGAACTTCGTGCAAGCCCTGAAGGACGGCAGAAAGCAGGAAGCCCATGGCTAAAGGCGCGTTTTACGACGAGGGCAACTATGTCGCCGAGGTCACAGGGCAGGGGCTGGGCAAGGCCAAAACCGGAACCCTGAACTTCGTGCTAGGCGTCAAGATCCTTGGAACCCCCAGCCAGGATGGGGGAATCGATGGGGTGAAGCAGCGGTATAACCGCACCATTTACATGTACTTCACCGACGCGACCATCCCGTTCGTGGTCGAAACACTCCGTGCGCTGGGCTACACGCAGGGCAGTTTCGGACCTCTCGATCCCGGCCATCCCCAGCACCAGTCCTTCGTGGGCCAGCAGATCGATGTCTACTGCAAGCACGAGATCGGGCAGGACGGGGAGGTGCGGGAAAAATGGAGCGTCTCGCGAGGACTGCCAGCGGTCGTTACAGAGCCGTTGAACGCGAAAGAGGTGCGAGAGCTGGACGCCCTCTTCGGAAAGGCACTGAAGGCCTCTGCCGCCCCGGGAAAGGGCAATTCTAAAAAGCAGGTCAAAGCGGAAAAGCCGGATCGGGACCAGCCGCCTGTCGAGGCATATGTGGACGCGGACGGGACGGAGATTTCAGACGAGGACATTCCGTTCTGAAAACTGAAGGCCAGCCGGGAGGTTGGCTGGCCTTTACTCTAGCTGGCTTTTTCTTCCGCCTGAATGGTGCGCGGTCGTCCCCGGGGGACGATGTACTTTTCAGGGACAGCTTCAGTCTTTCCTTCCGCATAGGAGGTCAAGATAGTGATCAGCGATTCCAGCCATGCCTTCCTTTGCCGCGCCGGGAGGCGTTCCATCCGCGTCCGTACCCAGTTGAAGCTTTCCTTTTTGAGAACTTCGTTGTCAGATTCGACTGAAGCGGTGCGACCGGCTTTCTGTTTTTGGTTCAGATCCCTAAGGTATTCCACCAGCTTAGGTTCGCTCGAGGTGTCGGGCGGGGGGTTCTTTTTAACCAGCTTGGGATCGATGGTGTCCATGCCCATGGCCAGAGCGAGGCGCATAACCGGGCCGGGAAAGAGTTCCTTGGCGCGGTCATAGATGTCGATGTAGCGGTAGGCTGTAGCGACACTGATGTTGAACGGTGTGGATTTGAGGTAGTTGGTGAACATGCGTTTCGGTTCCAGTACGTCCCTGATCTTGGCGAGGTGTTCCCCGATAGCTACCCGCGCCCTGCCGAAGGCGGCGATGCCGTCGTTCAGTTCGCGGGTTTCGTTTACGATGATTTGCCTTTCGCGTTCCGAGAGATCGTCCCATCCCCCAATGGTTGCCAAGACCGCCTTAGGCGATCTTGCCAACGATGTTGATTCTTTTCCTGTCATGACTGTCCCCTCGTTTCAATCACTTACCCTTTAACCGTACTACTGTTTACCACAATAGACCACTGAATCCACGTCAAAAGAAGTGAAAAGTAATCAAAAGTTCACTATATTGGTACCGGATTGTATGATTACGCCTGATTCAACACAGTAAGACCGCGCCGAAAGCGTATCGCAAACATTCAATGACGGAGGGCAGATTCCTATGCCGCATGTAGAGACGGAGTCAGTGAAGATCGACAAGGAGAAGCTGGGCAAGCTCCGCCAGTATTCGCGTTTGTTTGGAGTTTCCATCCAATTTTCCACAGACCGCGCCCTGGCCGAGTATCTGGCCCGGGAGATCGAACCCAAGCTTGCCGCCAGCGATGGATATCAAAATGAGAAAAACGGCAGGAAAAAGCCGGTAAGAAAAAATTCTACCAAGATTAAAAAAGTGGCGTAGGATTATCGACGTCCCAGGCGACGGTCTGGGCGCCTGTCCTCCCAGACGGGGAAGTAAACGGGGCCGGTTATTTCCTCCCGGCCCCGCCTCGATCATCTGGACACAGGGCAAAAGGGAAGAGGAATCCATCACATTTCGATTGATGAGGATACTTCCATGAGTATTCGTTTGATGTCCCGTGTCTGGGACGATGCCCCATTCGACGGCGCAACTCTGTTAACCCTCCTGGCTCTGACTGATTCTGCCAACGACGAGGGGTGGTGCTGGCCAAGTATTACCACCCTGATGCACAAGACCCGACAAGGTAACTCCACGGTCTATCGTTCCATCGCTGAACTCATCGAAAGCGGCTGGCTGGAGAAGTACAAGGAGGACCAGGATGGGGTTATTCAATATCGGGTTTTGTATCCTGAGGATCGGGTACAAGAGGCGCAAATAGCTGACGATGTGGATTCTCCCACAGAGAATAACTCTCTCCCAGAGAGAAAAATCAGTCTCCCACAGAGAAAACGGATTCTCTCACAGAGAAAACCCCCACACCCCCTTAATGGAAGAACCGTAATAAAAGCAACCGTAAGAGAACCATCAGTGACCCCTTCTCCTGCTCCGCCGGAGGTAAAGCTTCCGGCTACGCTGGGTTCTTCCCCAGACCCTTCCCCAGAAGAACTACAAAAAATGCCTCCAAGACAACGAGCTATCAGGGCCATGAAGATCTGTTTTTTCCCGTACTACTGCGAGGTATGCGAACAGAACCCGAAGGTCTATACGCTGACCCAATTGCGGATTGAGAAGGGGGTGGCTCGATACCTGGAGTGCCTGAAGAAGTGCGATGGCGACTGGGCTAAAGCGGGGGACATGTTCTATGCCGCCATGGATGCTCTGTCCCAGTCGGACTTCCACATGGGGCGGAACGAGCGGGGTAAAAACGGGAACGGCAAAAAGTACGTCGACTGGGTTTCCAATCTCTGCAATTCCCAGGAAAAGTTTGAAAAATGGCTGGTAGCTGCGCCACTAGAGGAAGCGGCATATGCCTGATTTGGAAGACTATCTCATGCCGGAAACAGCACCCGACTACCCAGAAGAATCCCCAATTCTGGAGGTAACCCCGCGCAAGCTGACCGTCGCGGAGCAGACCGCAGACCTGCTGTCCGAGGTCAAGAGCGGGGCGCCCGTAAACATCGACGCGGAACGAACCATTTTGGGGGCCATATTGCTCGACAATGCGGCCCTCCTTGAGGTTCAGAAGGGGCTGACACCATCCGACTTCTCCCTTTCGTCTCATCGAGTTATCTGGGCGCGTATGGTGAGCCTCGAAGCCGCCGGTCATGCCATCGACATCGTGACTCTGGTCAACGAACTGGACCGGCATAACGAGACCAGGGAGATCGGGGGCGCGGCGTATTTGGCCTCCCTGACCGAAGGTCTTCCCCGCCGGCCGGTGAAGACCTTCG